AAATTTTAAAAAAAAAAAAAAAAGAAAAAACCACAACAATTACGCGCGCGCACGCGCACGCGCGCGATTATATCCTGAAGCGACCAAATGAGGGAGCGAAGGGGACTAGAGGGAACCGAGGGGGTCGGGCCCGACGGGGAGCCCGACAGAGCGAGAGAGAGAGTGTGGGAGGAAGGAAGTGTGAAACGATTTTGCCTCCCACACTCGAAAACGAAAAATTAGAGATTTTTAAAAAGTAAAAATAAGAGAAAAATAAAAATACCAAAATATAAAAATACCTTACAGAGACTCTTAAAAAGTCTCTGTAAGGTTAATGTATTTTTTAGATAGTATAGCTAATGTATACTAGTAGAGCTAATATAAGCTATTCGATAGGTGATCTAATAGGGTACTAGATAGGAAAATAGTACTTATGTTAGATTAGAAATTTCTAAAGAAAGGAGACGTGGTGTAATGATCGTATTTACGCTAGAAAAGTTCGTAGCTAATAGCGGTACTGCAACTCAAATTGGTACAACATTTACATTAGCTAGGGATGATAAATTCTTAGATATAGTACATACTGAACGTATAGATCAACCTAATGATTTCCATAAGTTTATATACGAACCTATGTTAGTACCAGATGTTAACTACTATATCAAAGCTAGACGACATTTTAGCGAAAGTAACCTTGACCATGATACACCCAGTAAGATAGTAAGATTTGATAAAGTCAGATCTGAAGCTATGATCTACAACAGAGACAACATAGTAGAGACTCCTTGGTTAGACGTTAATGAAAAGGAACTTATGGATCCTGATAGTAACGAGTTTACTATAAGCGGTAGTGAGTTCAAGAGTAATATGTCTGGTCATGAGTATAGCCACTGGATAGTAACAGATGGTAATGATCAAGTTCTATTTACCTCTATAGAGGATAGAGAGAATAAGAGAAGTATTAGAGTTACTAAAACACCTATCATAACTAGTAAGACTAAACTAATATGCTACTTGATATACGGTAGTGGTGTTGGTATAGAATCTGAAGTTAGTAAGGTAGAAGTGGAACTACAGAAGTATAACTATGAAGTTGTATCTGATATAGAGAATATACCTTCTGGGGTAGCGTATGATTTAACGTTACGTAGGTTAAATAGCAGTGCTAAAATGAATATTAGTAAAATCGAAGTAGTAAAACCGGATACTACTGAAGTATTATACAGTGTAGTGAACACTGACGAGCAAGAATCTCTAACATTTAGCTTGCCGTGGTATTTATTTAGACACAACAGCATGGTACAGGTTATCATCACAGCTCTTGATGTAAAAGATGGTGTAGGACATAACAGAATCAATCTGTATACAAGTAGTAATACTATAAGGGAACTAGAAGATCCTAGCTATAAGTATATAGGTAAGTTCAAAACTATAGGTAAAACTACTGAAGCAGACTATTGCGATAGTATAAGCAGTATGGAGTTACCAGAAGGTTATATACCTATGCCTATGAACAACAGTAGCCAACTACTGAAATTTAAATTTGAAAACGATAAACTAGTTAACACTGGAGAAGCTCTGAAAGGTGTAAGCCTATTGAGTATAAATAACAGTGGAACGTTTATCAAATACACCGAGAACAATCTACTTGTGATTGACGGTTGGAGAGATATGGGGAGTGACAAAGAACCAGTATTCCTCGTATATAGACATAACACACATAGTGATACTTATGATCTTCTCTCTATGATAGAACATCCTGAAAACGATAAAAATACGGCAGCTAGAAATGGTTCACTAGCCCAACTAGATGAAAGCACGTTTGTATATCTACCTGCATTCGGTAGTAAGCTATATAAGCTAGATGTGATAAGCGGTAAGTGTACTGTATTAGAAGAACTAGTGTCTGATAAGAAAGGTACAGAGTACTATAAAGCATTTTTAAGATTACCTAACCAAAGGTTAGTGATACAACATGGTGATGAATCTAGTATGTGGAAATACGAGATTATGAAAATGACATTCGAGAAGTCTATAAGTTTAGATCCAAATAGTTTTACTAAAACAGAGATCAATAGTAGATTTTTACCGAATGGAGATAATCTAATATTTAAAACAAAACAAAACACTACCGATACAGACCCTAGTCTTATGGTATATAGCTATAGAGATCATAAGTATAAAACTATAGATGTAACATTTGAAGCTGGAGAGTTTCCAAATGGCTCTATACTATTACTCAACAACGACGTTATACTTACTAAACGTAAGAATAATGGTCCTGGTAGTAACGATACTTATATTACGTATAAGTATTATTAAGATAAAATACTAAAATAATAAGGAGAAACTATGGCAGGTTTATTTTCAACTGGTGCTACACCTAGATTTGTTCCATTAGGCGCTAATGACAAATCGATTAAAGCACAACCAGTAGATCCTGTAGAAAGACCTAGTCACCTACCTAAATTTTACATATTTGCTAGCAAGGGACCTTCTAAAGACAATATCGTATCTGGTGGTGCAGCTGTAAACCTATATGGTTCTGATACTTTTGACGAACACAGTCCATTCTTTACACACAGTACTAAATTCCTAATAGGTTGTACTGGTGCTGGACAACAAGTTATGGTTCAAAGGTTATTACCATCTGATATAGGCCCAAGAAGTAACATAGCATTGTATATGGACGTACTAGAGTCTGATATACCAAACTATAAGAGAAATAGTAGCGGTGACGTAGTAAAAGATACAGCTGGAGCACCAGTAGTAGATGATACTAAACCAACTGTAAAAGGTTATGAGATTAAGTTTGTAACTGACTATAACAGTACTGAAGAACCAGTTCAATCTGGATTACTAACAAGTAAACCAGGTGTCATGATGAAAACTGTAGTAACATACAGAGATAGTGAAACTGAGACTGAAACTGTAGATGTTCCAACTGGTAGACATGAAGTACAAAGAGTAGGTACAGGCAGATTTAATACAATAGTAGAGGATAATCCAAATCCTGAGAAAGAAGAACTAACTGCGGTAGAGTATAAGCCTAAGATTAGAACTAAACTAGAGACTGCTAGTGGTGCTGATAGTAACGCTAGAGTAGAGCTTAAAGAAGTTGTTGTAAAATGGGATATGCTACCTAGTATACAAGATGTTGTAGATAAAGCTAATAGCACTGATGAAGCTACTAAAGCTACATATGATAAACTATACATAGATCGTATAGCTACGTATATGGAAGATGCTATAAATAACCCTGGAGTTTACGTACAAACTACACTAGATGGTGGTAAACTATCTGATCCATCAGTAGCTGCTATTCTTAAAGCTGCTAATGATATGGCTGCTTTACAAGCTGAGAACACTTCATTCGGTACAACAGATTTTAAAGATAAATATCCTTGGAACGCTATGAAGCTAGTTGCTAAACCAGCTGATTTTGCAGAACTAGATGCTTCTAGCTATAAAGATAAAATAGCTACTATTTCAGCTACTATAACTAACAATGTTAAGATAAGTAGACAAGAAGAGATAATGGAAGATAAGCTAGTAGAGATCGTAGATCATGTTACTAGACCTATTAAGATAAAAGAAGAGAAAGAAGTAGTCTCTACTATGTATCCGATTATGGAGTGGAGAGCTAAATACCATGGTAAATCTTATAACAATTTAGGATTTAGTATCAATACACAATACCTAAATGAATTTAACAAAGTATTAGCTAAAGCTGTTAAGAAGTATCCATACACATTCAGTGTTTATAATAGAGCTAATGAAAAATCTTCTGGAGAAGTTTATAGAAGCTTATTCGGAGAGAATGAAGTTGAAGTACTACTATCTGGTAGTCCAGTTATAGATCCATCTCTAGAACAAAGAAGAGATATACTAAACGTATTTAAAACAGAGTTCTTTAACGAAACTGATCCTATCAAACCTTATAAACCATATGGCTTTGAAGATCCATACTTTTACGATAGTAACGTAGAGAAACTTCTTAAGAAGTTCTTAGAGTCTGAATCAGAAGTTATTAGCTTTGAACCAGCTCTATATGAAGCTGATAATGAATATGCTAAGAACATAGACTGGTATGACTTTGATGCATTAAGTAAAGAAGATCTAGCTGATCAATATGGCCTTATTAACCCATTCACTTGCAAAACAAGTAAAAATGTTAAACTACAAACTGTAAAACTATCTGAAGATAGACCTAAACTTAGAGAGAATCTAAAAGAGGTTAATATGTCTGCTAATAAACCAATATTCTTAGCAGGTGGTTCAGATGGTACTATGGATAACGCACACTTTGAAGAAGCTGTTAAAGCAGAGTTCTTGAAATATGCAGATCCTGATAGTGAATTACAAGAGTTAGCATATGCTATAGAGAGTTGTATTTGGGATAGTGGATTTAGCCTAGATGTTAAGAAAGAGATGATCAATATGATCTCTATTAGAAAAGACACTATGGTTGGTCTAGGTACTCATACTGTAGATGGTAGCAAACCACTACCAACATCTAAAGCTAGAGCTATAGCTACAGCATTGAATGCTAGATTGAAACTAAATCCAGAGTCTACTTACTATGGTACATCTGTAGCGAGAGGTATAGTTGTACTAGGTGCTGGTGAGATCAGTACAGAAGATACTGGTATTACATATCCACTTACGTATGACATTATGGTTAAAACAGCTAGATTTGCAGGAGCTGGTAACGGTAGATGGAAGAGAGAGTTTATATTCGACCATGGTGAAAATGCTGTAATAAGCACTATGAAGAATATAGTACCAGAGTTTATACCAACTACTATAAGACCAGTGCTATGGACAAGTAACGTTATCTATCCACAACGCTATGATAGAAAGAACCACTTCTTCCCAGCATTACAAACTGTATATGATAACGATACTTCAGTACTTAACAACTACTTTACTATACTTGCTCTATGTGATGTTACTAAGATTGGTTTCGACACATGGAAAAACTTTACAGGTGTTATAAGCTTAACTCCTAATGAGTTTAAAGCAGAGGTTGAGAAGTTTGCTACTACAGCTGTAACTGGTAAATATGCTGGTATTATTACAGTTGTACCTGAATGTGTTATAACAGAAGCTGATGAAGCTAGAGGTTATAGCTATCAGTTAGTATTTAAACTATATGCTAACAATATGAAGACAGTTTGTGTATACACTACAGAAGTATATAGAGCTGGCGAAGAATTAAAATAAGGAGATAGAAAATGAGCGCAAGATTAGTAGACGCAATATACGACGCTACGAGAGTTAACGCTGGAGCATCTCCTACGTTAGACTTGAACTATGGCGGTATGATGGGTGTAATGCCTAGATACGGCTTTTACGATAAGAATAGTAAGAAGTACTATGGAGAGTGGATCAATGCTACTCCTTATGTTAGAGAGAACATACTACCAGTACTATTAAGCTATCCTAAGTTCTTAGACTGGGTACCTGATAGAGAGCGCTGGATCGGTATGATGAAAGCTACTTTTGAAACACATGCACAAAGCATAGATGGATTAAAAGCAACTCTAACACTAGAGACAGATACATCTACTAACGTAGGTGGTGCTGGTGCTGTATTTGAAGTACCAACTAATGCTACCTATGAGCAAACTTCATTGTCTTATACATTCAAAGAGAGAATGGGTAGACCGTTTAATAAGTTCTTTACATTCTGGATAGAGTATGGTATAATGGATCCATATCTTAAAGTACCTAAATCTTTAAGATACTTAAAAGATCCTACTACTAACGAAGAGTTTAATATGTATACACCAGACTTCTACTCAGCTACAGTATTATTTATAGAACCTTCTAATGGTAATACAACAGTTGAGAAAGCTTGGTTAGGATTTAACATATTTCCTAAATCTGCTGGTACAGTCGAAGGTAAGAGGGATCTTACTACTGCTAAATCTACAGAAGATGTTAGCATAGACTTTGCTGGTATATTTATACATACAGACTCTGTTATTAAGTTAGCTAAGTCTATATTACCAAAACTTATCTCTATGTACGAAACTCCAGATTATCAACTTACAGTTCCTATTGCTGGATTCGATCCTGCTGTTAAAGATAACCAAACAGCACACAGTACAGATAGAGAACAAGGTAACGGTGATCTTGAGTATGTTACACACCCAGGTGTATATAACAGCTAATACTAGAGTACTAGTAAATAAAAAAATAAATATATGCTACAGTAGTAACCTTACGGTTACTACTGTAGTTAAAATTAACTTAGAAAGGTTGCAACTGGCAATTACAGCTTACTTAACTAGAGCTGCTGTAAGTTCTTCTTTTATACCAGCTATAAAAGATTTACTTACTGTGCTGTCTTTGATCTTAACAGCTAAACCAGAGTTTTTATACGGTTTACCAGTTAGTGCATTAGTACCAGATACTTCTCTAGTAATAACAGAACTGATTTTACCACCTCTAGCATATGGAGTCTCTACAACTACTGCATTAAGAGATTTATCTTTTTTAAGCGTAGCTTTAGCAAATTCTGCTGCAGACTGTACTGCAGATTCTGCATAAGCCTTTGTGAAATCAGCTACGGCTTTAAATGTGTCGTATTTGATTTCTGCTTCTTTTAGTGCTTCTTTAAATCTAGCACCATCACTATAGCGAAACTTATTGACGTGTTTTGTATCGTCAGCTTTCACCAACTCGTATTTTTCTGTTTCAAATTTGAAACTTGCTGCATTTTCCATGGAATGCTCCTTATGTGTTTTGAAATTAGAGAAACATACTACAAGCGTATGTAATATATCTACTCAACGTAGAAATAGTGTAATAAAAAAAACTACACATTTTAGCTAGTCTAAAATTTACTAACTACGTATAAGTACTCTATTACGTAGCTCTTGATATGTTCTTCTATATAAATAATATCTATCTAAGATTACGTCACTTTGACACTCGTTCACTATGTTCATTCGTGTCGCTAAGATACCTATACAGTTTCTATTTTTATCTACTCTCTCTATATAGAGTGATCTAATGGTAGTTTCAAACACTGTATTGATTATAGGTTTTTTCTTTGTTTCGTGCTATAATCTTTTATACTCCATTTATTAAAAATTCTACTACTGTTAGATCGTTTGTCCTATTTAAAGTTATGCTACAGATGTTCTATACGAACATCTGTAGTAGTTTATTTAACGCTATGGCTGATCACGTAGATATAAGGAGTACTGATATGTCAGTAGGTACAAAAAAGATAACAACACAACTATTAGATTTAAGTGTTAAAGATAATTTTGAATCTGTACTAGATGGTACTGGTAAACCACTCTCTATATTAGATTCTTTAGGATTTGGAGAACTAGGTAGTACTATTAATAAACTAATAAATAAAGTAAAGTCTGTAGTTAATAAAATATTATCTGCTATAGGTAATGTACTATCTAAGATAGGAGCTTTTATTAAGCGTATACTTAAAGCTATAGGAGATATACTTAAACCAATCTTTAAAGAGCTTATGAGAATCTTAGGTATACCATTAAAATGGTTAGGTAACTTAATGAAAAATGCACTTAAATTTATAGCAAGCTCATTAGGCACCCTAGGAGGCTGGCTAAAGGACGTTCTCGGTCTAGACAATGGTATGGGTAACATGAAAGACTTCGCGTCTCTAGCGGTCTCTGACATAGCTAGAACAGGCTTTTTAGCATCCATATTTGGATACTACTCTAGAGATAGACATGGACTAGGTTCTGTTACTGATAGATTCGCTAGAGAGTGTGGTTTAGAACCAGTAGCTAAAGCATATCGTAAGTTATTTTACCATGGTAAAGGTAATAGAGACTATTACGATACCTATAATGATATGTTCTCTAGGTATCCAGATAGAGATGAAGGTAGAATATATAATGCTTATTATAATAGAGATTTTAAATATAGAAATGATTATTTTAAATCTTTAGAACTAGCAGACTTAGGCTCTATCTTTACTAGGTTTAAGTATATGCAACTAGATGGCTCTACTCATAAACAGTTAATAGAACTATCTGGAGTAGATGATCTTGATAGATGGCTACCTAAACATAGAAGAGTAAATTCTAATAAAACCTATGAAGAGCTTAATCAACCTAGAACATCTTATAGTAACTTAGAAAAGCTTTCTATTATACGTAAATCTAGCTCTAGATTAGAACATAAAGATTTAGAATATAACGATGTAACTGGAGACGGTATAATCAATACCTATACTGCTAAACGTAGTATGGAAGATACTATGTTACGTAGATATGAACTAGATAAAGGTTCTACATTTGAACGTTATTACTATAAAGGTCGTAGACCAAATTTAGAGAAACCTTTAGAGTTTACAGGTAAAGACTATACACCTTCTGTAGCTATGGATACTACTAAGAAAACAGAAGCAGAGAAGATAGGCAGTACATTAGGTATAGTAGGTATGAAACTTAAAGAACCTGTTACCTTTGCAGAATCAGATGGTATAACTAAAACAGTTACTGTAGATACTAAACAAGCCGATATTTATAAACCATCAGCAGCTAGAACTATTAAATTTAATTTTGATAATTAATAACCACATAGAGCAGATACATTAGTATCTGCTCTATGCGCATATTTTATTCTGCTCTAACTGAAATACCGGGTAGAGATGTAGTCATGTTACCTTGTGCTGTAAATAAACTTAATGGGCCATTAAGCATATCTCCAATATAACTAGCTCTCCTATGTGGAGATATGATAGATTTTATATTAACCCACGTTCTAGATAGCCTTTGACCAACTTTATTAAGAGTATACTTCTCTGTTTGTATATCTCTACCAGCTAACGTAGCTAAGTATCTACCTAATGGAGTAGTATCGTCCATACCAAATGTCATTATTTCGTCGAATATACCTTTTACTACAGGAGCTGCTGTTAGTGTACTAAAATCAGTTACTGTAAAGCTTACATCAACACCTAATGGTTTTCTAGATTTAGTAAACGGTAGGTTAGTAGTACCTCTGGTTATAGATAATGAGGTTATCATACCTAGCTTAATATTTTGCATACCTTGCATATTAAGACTACATAAGAATGGTGATGTATACGAAGCTTTACCAGTAGCTAATGGTAATGTACCAGCTAGTAGCATACATAATGGTATACCGATAGATTGCATCATACTGTAAGCATTACCATATACACAAGCTAGTTTCATATTGTAAGTTATAGAAGGAAAGCTTACAGAGCTATCTGACCATCTCTTAGGTATATCTATATAAGCATCTCCAAATATAGTTGCTAATACATCTGTAAGACCCATAGTAACACCACTAGCACCGCCCATGATAGTCTCTTTTACAGCACCCATGATAGCACCAGTATCTATAGGTCCTCCTAAGTTACCACCAGAAAAGTTAAACTTAAAATCTTGTGCTGTACTAGCTACTGATTTAATCATACCACCAGTATCTATATCTCTAATATCGTTACTAAAAGATTCTGTTTGACTACCTGGAAAATCAACACTAAATATAGCAGATAGTCCGCCATCGTGTATAACAGAGTCTGCTGTAGACATAAAGTTCTTATACCAAGGATCTTTATCTTCAGTTCTCTCTCCGTTAAAGTTATGGGTAAAACCAGAACTATAACTAGATCTCTCTTTTCTATCTAGTTTATTTATAGAATCTTGTAATTTACCTTTCTCAGCGCTTATATCAGTATTTACTTTCTGTGCTTCTTCACCAGCAGATTGTGTAATGTCATTATCATCTGGATCCCACATATGAGAACTCTTAATAGCTTTATCTAAGTAAGATTGGAATGTACCAATCTGACTGCTACTTAATGCATATGCAGATTCATTAACATCTGAAGATATATCTTCATTACCAGTAGGTAAAGCTAGCATAGCACCATAACCATCTATCATAGGTATATCTACATTATGCTCTGCTTTTTTTCTACGTAAGAAATCACGATACATGGCTTGTGGATGGGCCATAACCCCAAATACGTCTATCCATCCAGTCTTACTATCAAATAGCCCATAACCAAGTATATCTGCTATAGCTTGTAGTTCGTCTTTATTAAGAGTAGATGGTGCTCCTAAGTCATGTTGTAAATCAGCATACTTACTAGCTTCTAAGTTCTCTATAATAGGACTTATAAGTTTAAGTTCTGTAGCTAGCTGTGTAGCTAAGTTATTTACTACAGACCAATAACTATGCATAGTAGGTTTCATATAGTAATAGTCATAGCTATTATTCATATTTAGAAACTTACTTATAGCTTTTACAGCCCATATGATACTAGCTGTTATAGGTATACAACTGAATACTACTACTGTACCTATCATCTTACCAACATTATAGAATATTGGTTTTCTACCAGTATTAGCAACTACAACATCTCCATAGTCTATAGCAGACATCATAAAGTCTAATAAACCATTGAACTTCTTAACACCAAATGTTAAAAATACTAAGTTAGCATTATCGTCTATAGCTTCGCTATAGTACTGTCCCATACCTAAATGTGTACCTTGCTTAGTAGGGTTAATATCAGTAGGTTTTCTACTTCTACCAAATGTAGGGTTATATCTAGGTCTTATATCGCAATATCTAGTCCATTGTGGTTTAGGGTTACAAGCTAAATGACCACCTAGTCTAGTATCGCTATATTTAAAGCTAGCTGTAGTAAAGAATCTACCATGTGCTAATCTTTCGTCTGATAGCTCTTTATTACTTATACCGAATCTTGTTCTAACCCAATCTAAATCTAATACTTTTACATTATTTATATGTCTATTACTAGCAAACTCATCTAGTATTCTAACATCATTAGTCATCTGCTTAGCTTGATCTACTCTTACATAGTTTCTAAGTAAAAATCCTCTTTCATCCCACTTCATCTCTTCTTGTGCCATAGTGGAATCTCCTTCTAGTTATAATTTAGTATAGAGTATCTGGTCTACTATTAACCAGATACTCTATACATGTTATATTACCAGGTTAATACCTTATTAATAGGTTTACTACTGAATTGTCTCTTTAAGCTATTAGAAAGTATTTTAATATCTTCTCTATTAGCTTCTTGGTTAACAGCTGTTTTTACATTAACCATATCTGCTATATCAGACTCTTTTACATTCAATGTTAACATATTGTTAACAGATTCTGTATTGATATTCTTTTCATTAAGCATATCAAAAGTATTAGCATTGTTTATACCAGGTTCTGTTACCCAGTCCCAAGTTAATATAGCAGTAGTGTGTTTTATAACTATACCATTAACTACTTCATCTCTACTTAGTGATCTTACACTAAATGCTACGTTTCTATCTTTAGTCTCTAGTGCTTCTCTAAGGAACTCACCTTTAGGACCTGATGGTTTAATCCAACCTAATATTATAACTACGTTACCATAGTTACCAGCTATATTACATTTATCATCAGTATTCTGTAATTCAACTTCTTTAATATGGAATGCTACATTGTTCATATCGTAACCAGCATTCCTATTCATAAACTCTGCCATAGACATACCAGATATGAACTTAGGATGGTCCATCTCTCCTAATAGATAACCTTTCTTTATTCTTCTTCTAAAGAAGCTATTAGGGTTATTTATAAGATCTTCTATACCTTTAGCAGTATAGAATGCTCCACTACTATTAAATACGTTAAAAGCGCCTAATCTTACTTTATAATAACCTTCAGCATCTTTTTCTATAGTGCTAGTATTCCTAGGTTTATATTTAGCAGCATTAAGTACTATTCTAAAATTATTATCCATCTTACTTTACCTTATCTTAATTATTTTCTTAATATCTTAGAAATATCAGAAGATTCAGTTTCATCTTCTACTATAGCAGATGTTAAACCAGCATCAAAATAGTTACCTATAAGCTTAGCTGCTGTATCTTTAAAACTCTGTACATCAGCTAGTTTAGTATAGACTATCTTCTCTTTAAATATATCATCTCTACTACGTATAACTTCTTTATATGGTTTTAATCCAGTTTTATCTTTACTAATAAGACTAGCTAATATATCAAAACCTACTGGGTCATTACCGATACCATTACCAGTATACTTCTTACTATTTCTAAATATATTAGAAATATCTTCGTAGTTCATATACCAAGGTACTTTACCATTATTATAAAATTCATCTAGTATGTTAAACATAATACTAGTATCTTGTACTAAGTTATTATTAACTACTACAGTACTATCTTTATAGAACTTTAACATAATATAGCTAATTTCACTAGTAGGTAAACCTTTTATGTTTACCATACTAATTTTATCTGGCTGTAGTGATTGAAACACAGGTTCATTCGTTATAGCATAGTTATTGTTATCGTCTACTATACAGTAGTAAGATATTAAGTTAGTTATTTTATCTAAGAAGCAGAGTCCTTTAGATGTAAATCTAGAAGGAAATAATATTCTAAGATTATCAGTAGCAATAGTTTGTGTACCTACTATCTTAAGCTTCTTAGCTATCTCTTTTGGATTACGTTTCCAACTACTTACATCTATAGTATCTGCCATACTAATACTCCTAGTTTATCTTAAATATCTTTACTTGTCCTAATAGGAAATCTGTTATTAGATCACTTAGTACATAACCTAATACATCATCTACCCCATTAGCTTCTTCTTTAGTAGCTATATACTTTTCGCATAGTCTAATAAACTTATAGTAGTTAGTTTTATTAAATAATAGACCAGCTACTAATTCTATACCAATGTTCTCTATATTCTCTAATGTATCATTAAGTTCAGATTTTCTAAGTATATCTTCTACTTCATTTTTAAGAGATGGTATATTGCCACTAAAGCTACAATAGCTTAGTAGGTCTTCTGGTAAGCTCTTAAGTACTTTCTCTAGAGATCTAGTATAGATAGCTACTATTCTATTACGTTTTACTATAGGATTTTCATAGTTACTACCAATTACAAATGTATCCCATACTTTAGATAGTTTATCTTTATTCATTAGGATATTATTCTTTAAGTTGTAACCAATAGCTCTCTCTTTAGGTTCAGTAACAGCTAAACCATATAGAGCATCTACTATACCTACTTCGTTATCCATACTATCAAATACTGGTTTAAATACCATTACATCGTATTTATTAACTTTACAAGTACCTAGAAATAGTACTTCAGCACTCAATGCTTTATCATATAGCTCTATAGCTTTAGCTAAGTAAGTTTCTAGTTTCCATATGATTCTATCTAACTGTGCTACAGTTATGTTAAGTTCAGAACTACGTTCCATTTTAATATAGCTAGCTATAAACCAAGCTTTAGCTATATCAGTACTTCTAAATAAGCACTCATCTGGATCTAATACAGAGTTAGCTAGTTCGTAATACTTAGTAGGATTATTAAGATCATCTTCTGTAAACATAGCTTTAATATATCTATCTAAAGCATTATCAGGATTCTTAATAACAGTTAGTTCTACATATGGTAGATCATAATCTATATTTCTAGTTTCATTCCATTGTATAGGATTACTAAATAGTTTAAGTTCATTAGCTTCTTTAAGTAGATCTGGTATATCTATCTCTACTAAACCATATTTACTAGCTTCAGATGGTTCTCCATTAGAAAACTCTTCTTTAGCATAGTTAATAAACTCTAATAGCTGCGCTTTAAAATCATTTCTATATAGTTTAAGTTCAGAACACATAACAGATGATATTTTCTCTACTACTAGAGCCCTATTAGCATCATCTGGTTCAGATGTATTCAATACGTTAAGTCCATTGCTATAATCAAAGTCTAACTTCTTACCTCTCTCTATAAGATAATTAGCTAACTCAGATACATTATTATTCTTATATAGGTTATCATATGTGCTCATGCTCTTATTTACCTTCCACATTCATTCTTATACGTTCTACAGAAATATCAGATAGTATATTAGATAGTTTATCTCTATCTATAGTATCTAGTATAGTATCATAATCTTTATGTATTACATCTAGTACACTATCAACTGTAATAGATACTATCTTACGTATAGTATCTTCCATTTGTGCTTTATAGTTATCACTATTCATAATCTATATATCTCCTTATAAATTTCTAAAATACATCATAAGCCCTTATATAGGCTAAAATCACGTATCTAGAATTTCTAGTACTATTATAAGATAACATAGTAGAGTATATAATACTCTACTATGTTACCCAAGCAAAAAATAGTGAAAAACTGACGAAATATATACAAAGACCGAATACATGTATATATAACATACTATCGATAGTAAGCTAGAACTCCCTATCAGCAATGGAAAGAATTTTTATAAAAATCCTAACCGAAATACATTTTTATTACATCATCCTCTACCTTCTTAAGTAACGTAGTAGTAGTACCTATAAGGTTAGGACTGTTAACTATACGTGCTGATATAGATAGGTTACTAAATACAGCATCTATAGCATCTCCAGACTCTGTAGTCATATCGTAGTCAAATACTTCACCTACAGTACATTTAAGTTGGTTAGCTACTATACACTTATCACCAGTACCCATAGTTTCATTAACATCTATATAGATCTTAAGTTCTAAGCTATCTGGTTCTAATAGTTTACCTTGTATAGTATAACCAGGTCCTACTTTACCAGTATAACCTGTAGCTTTAGTTAATACCTTATCAGAGTACGCTATAAGATCTTGTATAGACTTACTAGCCTCTTTAGGATCAAAGTTATAGAATGCTATTACTTTAGATACAGTACCTTTAACTTTAGCTTTAGGAGATATGGTAGCCATATCATTAAGTATAGCTAAAGCTTTTTCATCTAGAGAGTTATCTAATGCTATATCTCCAGATACTGTAGTTACTATAGTATCATTAGGTTCTACTTTATTACCTATATCTACTAGCTTAAGTATATTATCAGATTTGTTAATAACTATAGATTTTACTTTAGTTAATGTAGTACCTAATACATTATATAATCTATTAGAGATAGCTATAGAGTCATTCCAGGTTTGTGGATCTTCAGATAGCATAACATTAACCATAGTACCTTGTTTATAGATTACTCTTCTAGTATTAAATACACAAGGTTCGAAGAATAGTTTATCATAGACTAAACTATCATCTTTTATAAATAGATCACCATCTTTAAAAGAAGTAATCATTTCATGTGTATAACAAGTACCAGCTTCTTCTTTAGAAGTCCAATTATAGAGTCTATAAGTTTTAGTAGTACCAGACTTATAAGTAACTGTAATGTTATTAGAAGTTACTTTATCTACAGTACCATCTTCTTCTGCAGTTACTACAAACTTAGGACCTGCTTTTATAGGTACTATGGTCTCATAACCAGTTAGTACTCTAGAAGCTGTCATGTTATTAGTAGCTACAATGTGAGAGCTCATTATGGAGCTAAAGTTACTTATACTTTCGTATAGCACTCGACTATATCTTATCCTATACTAATATAGGATCCTTCCATTTCCCAATTAAGAGGTATGCTATAGTATTCTGACTATAGTCTTACTAGTCTGTGAACGTTACCTTAGTTAACTAAGGTCTTCGCTGCTGATTGGCATTTTAAAGCGTCCCAGCAATTAGAAAGGTTTATAGAGACCCAACTTACCTCAAGCCTCTTAGCATCATCTGTTATACCGAATGGAGTTAACATACTAGATGTACTTAGCATATTCTCCCATTTCAACTCGTTACTATCTTTACTAGTATCTAATAAACCATTGATAGTGCTTATATTAGGATTAGCTGTCATATAGGCTGTTATACCTACAGAACCACTATCTTTAGTAGCTTCTGATACTATACCTACTTCTGTAGTATTGAACTCTCTAGTACGTTTAACCATACCTTCTTTTCCTCTACCACCATCTCCTAAGTATGTAGTATCTTCTTTCTGTTTTATAAAAGCTAATGGATTAAGATCGTCTACAGCTACTTTACTATTATCTCCCATTATCTTCTGTAGTATAGCATATTTATCTAGTACTATATTAGCTCTGCTAAACATACTAGCATTCTCATAGTCTTTATAAGCGTATACTAATGTCTTATAGATTATACCAGCTATACGTTCATAACCTTTAAACATCATATCAGTAACAGAATTAGGATGTTTAAAGTTATTATCTAGTAACATCTCAGTAGCTTCTATTAGTAATCCTGTAAAGCTCTCTGGACCTTTAGTTTGTTTAATAACATTCATAGTCATAGGGTCTATAAACATAGATTCTAATATGTTAATTTCATTTACATACTTTACAGAACTACTTAAGTTACTATATATAGTAAAGTACCTATGCCATATGTTAGTAAAACTAACTCTAGAGTTAAATTCGTTTATATTAAAATCTTTAATAAGTTTACCTATAGTACTAAATCCAGCTAGTATAAGATCTCCTATACCATAGTCTCTAGTTATGATTAAGTTAACATCTTTAAACTTAAAGCTGTATTGATCTTTCTCTAGTTTAACTCTAGTTTTACTTATAGAGTATTTTACTTTAAGTAGCTTCATTAGGTTTTCTAATCCTAAGTAGTAACTTAATAGTAAACCTATAGGTATAGCTTCTTTAAGTAGAGCTACTCTTACGAACTCTATAGGCATTTCATCACTATCTATATTAATAATATCGAATAGATTACCTAGTTCGTTTAGTTTACCATTCTTTATTTCATATAGAGTATTCATAAAGTCCATAGCTAAGAAGTTATCTTTATAAGTACCTACTATAACTACAGTACCAGCTTCTAGTTTAACTACATCATCTGTAGTATAACCTGGTAGGAATGTAGCTCTATTATCATAGTTAAAGTTAAAGCTATACTCTCCATAGTCGAAAGATTTTACCATAGAGGCTATCTGTGCATATAGAGTAGGTAGTTTAGCATCTGGTATCTCTATACCTAATGAAACTACATTGTTACATTTACTATCATAAGCTTTATTCTTAGGATCTTCTTTAGCTCTTAGTTTCTTATAGAACCATTTACCTACATTAGCATCAAAAGCATTAAAAGCTTTACCTACAAACAGTTTACCATAGTAAGAACTAAGTACTACTGTAGTAGGGTCTATTTTACGAGAGTACCGCACTCTCGTTATTTTATGGACCATATCATTACACATACAGATATGTGTATTTTCCGTTTCGGGAGTAACCCTATGCTTATACGTTCTAGTATAAGTCTTACTGGCCTCTGAAGACACTCCATATACCATTAAGATACTTAGGAGCTTCCTTGCAACGGTTACCAAACCATTAACAGTTTTTACGATGCTTATTGACAATATTACGTCATAAGTATTATAGTATATTTCTATCTATAAGTCGTATGTTAATGTATAATGGATTCCTGCAGTTAGGAAAATTTAATTAAAGTGGACCGGATTTTCTTTATAATCCACTTTTTGAGTACGTAATAAGTACGTCTGGCTATTTATACGAAATGTACCATCTTCGTTTATATAAGGTATATCAAATTTCAATGTAGTTTTCTTACCTGTTATATTCATAATCTCTACTACATGCTCTTCTATATCACCTGTTATATCAGATACATCGTTTACGGTATAGCTTAATATTACATTATTAAGATTCTGTAAGCTATATACGGTTCTAGTTATATCTTTTCTATATTGTTCTCTTAGGTATTGTTTCTTAGCAGTAGCTGCTATATTCTTATTTATAGCTTCGTCGAATATAAGTACATTAGAAGCTATAGTAGCTTCAGTATCGTTTATAGTAAAGTTATCAAACTCTCTATCTAGCATCTCTGCTACAGTACCACCGTCTTTACCTACTATAAAAGGATTCTTAAGATCATTCTGCTTATTAAAGCTATCTAAGTAGCTCTTATAGGTAGCTTTACTAATAGCTTTAGTTTCTAGTAGGTAATCTAACTCTTTAAGTGTTTTACCAGCTAGTTCATCTCTATAGTTATACTTCTTAAGCTCTTCTATAGATTCAAATACTCTATTAGTAGCTTTAGCTATCTCAGCATCTCTTTTATCTATTTCAGTTAGATCAAAATCTCCTATCTCTGGTATAAACGTATCTAAATCTAGATCTATTAGATCAGATCTATTCTCTTCTTCATACTCTTTAAGTACATCATTAACAGATAGTTTATCTTTCTTAGCTATAGACTTAGCAGTTCTTACTAGCTTTTTCATAGCTATATCTTTATTAATACTCTTATCTACTTTAGATAGTACTAATGGAGTACTAGTTAAGAACTTACTTAGTGTAATGTATAGTAAGTATCTTATAGTCTCTGCTTTAGCTTTTTCGCTAACATAAGAACTAGTTTCTAAGTTAATATCGTTATAACCTAATGCTTTTAGAAAGTTATCTAAACTCTCTGTATTAACAGAGTATTTATTACTACTATACTCTTCTACTATAGTATATAAGTAGTCTAAGTTTATTAACATAGATTTATTTTCAAAGCTTACTAGTAGATTAGTTAAACCTAATTTACTATTAGCTATCCTATTAAATAAACTAGTAGATTTAGCCTCTGGTGTTAACCACTTCCATAGTTCTATTAAGTTAAAATATCTATAGTCTAATTTACTTATAGCTACATTAGATAGTTTCTTACTAAAGCTATCTAGTTCTTGCATACTAGGTAAGTTCTTAGGTATATCGAATAGTATTATTCTATTATAGCTAGATAAAGATTTAAGATCATCTAGCATTCTATTAGCTACATTGTTATACTTATTAAGGTTAAGACTAGGACTATTAGTATAACTATAGAGATAGTTTAAACATCCATAGTTATAGATTATGTTACTACCTTTATTCTCTATTACATTAGGAGGTAAGAACTTAAACTTCTTCTCTTCTTTCTGTAGTATAGATATAGTCTCTTTAGGATCATTATTAAGTTTAAAGCTACCTTCTGTTATAGATCCAAAGTTAGTAGGTGTTACTACATTAACCTTATTAAGATTACTAAAGTAAGGTATAGATCTACTTACAGACTCTAAAGCATCTGTAGGTTTAAAGTAATAGAATATAGTTTCATCTGGTATTATTAAACTATCAGACTTAACCACTGGAGGTTCTATAAAATCTATTAGTTTAGTTAACCCAACTACTTCGTAAATATTGTTAAATTTAGCCATATTTACTCCTTAGGTCAAAATTTCAGTTATGCCCAGCATTTATAAGGAAAACCTTACTATCTCGGGATTTTTGATCAATACGATACTATACTATATAGAAAGGACAGCCTATGGGATTTTTCGATGGTTTATTCAATACAGACGTAAAATACGATGCTATAAAAGATGAATATACTCTTGTAGGTATGTTAGGTTTAAAAGAAGTTACTAATAGATACGGTAATGATAATCTAAAGATGATATTTCATTCACTAGGACTTACAGAGTCTAAGTTCTACGGATGTTTTAAATATGAAGTAATCTCTATATTACAAGATCTTATTAAGAGACCTAATTACTATGTTAATGTTAAGAAAATTAAAGAAGTTTTAGATAAACTATTAGCTATGACAGAAGATAAAATATTAGATCCTGATAATAAGTTAAACTTTAAGAATATAGAAAAAATGAAGTTTAAACCTTTTGATTACCAATCAGAACTATTTAATCACTATGAATCCTATAAAAAAGATACTGGTAATAGAGGACTCTTAGTAGGAGCTGCAGCTGGTACTGGTAAAGCATTAGCTAATGGTACATTAGTAAAATCTTCTATAGGTTGGGTACCTATAGAGAACCTTAAAGTAGGTGATAGAGTACTAGGTGTAGATAGTAACTATACTAAAGTAATTGGAGTATATCCACAAGGCAATAGAATGCTCTATAGAGTTACATTTCAAGATGGTAGAACTATAGACTGTGATGGAGAACACTTATGGACTATCTATAGCTATAATAAAGATAAAGATAAGAAAGACCTATCTACATTAACTACATTAGAAATAAAAGAGCTATTAGATACACAGTTTACTACTAACTATAGAAATAAATATGGTATCTATATACCAGGTATATCTTCTAGACATACTGATATAAACTTACCTATTAATCCATATGTACTAGGTACATTATTAGCTACTGGTAATATAACTAATGCTCTTATTATAAATACTAAAGATAAAGGTGTTAGAGCTAACTTAGTTAGTAAGTTACCAACTGGTATCAAACTAGATACTATAGACTCTACTAGAATAGTAGCTAATAGTGAAACTACTAGTTATCTACCAGTACTTAAACAGTTTAAACTACTTAATACAGTTAATGACGAACTCTATATACCAGAAATCTATCTAGATGCTTCTGAAAAACAAAAGCTAGAGTTACTACGTGGTATGATGGATATAACTGGCTATGTTAACCAGTGGGGTGATACAGTAATGTATCTAGATAATAAAAGGTTAGTTAATTCAGTATGTAAGCTAGTATGGTCTTTAGGTGGTTTATGCTATACTAAAGAACCTGATGTAAGATTAGAAGATATTAAAGATAAATCTATAATAAGAAAGTATAGGTTAGTTATAAAACTAAATGTTACTGATGCTATTATAACTAGAGTAACTAATGGAGTTGAAAATCTATCTGCTCCTATAGAAGAGTATAACTTAGTACGTATAGAGTCTATAGATAAACTTTATGATGGTTTAGCTACTTGTATAAAAGTAGAGGATCCTAAAGAGCTATTTGTAATAGAGAACTATATAGTAACACATAATACTTACATATCATTAACATTTAGCGAAATGCTAGAAGCTGATAAAGTATTAGTAATATGTCCATTACCAGTACTAGAGAAAGTTTGGGTTAAGTCTATAAAAGAAGAGCTTTATAAAGATAGCTCTAAGAATACTATATGGAGCTCTAAAGGTCCTATAGGCTATACGGATGAAAAGTTTATACTATGTCACTATGAAGCATTAGAATCTCTATACCCTATACTACCTAAGATAGCTGGTACTAGACTTACTGTTATAGTAGATGAATCTCATAACTTTGCAGATCCTAAATCTAAGCGTACTATATTACTACAAGATATAATATCTAGATCTTTTACTAAGAATCTATTCTTACTATCTGGTACTCCTATTAAATCCTATTCTACAGAGATTATTAATATAGCTAAACTAGTAGATGGTAAGCTAACAGATGATAACTTTACTAAACTCTATAAGATCTATTCAAATCCTAATAAGTTCTTTAGATCTATACTACCAGGTAGATATAACGATATGACCTATGTTATAGAGAAGAAAGAAACTGAGTTAGAACCAGTTAATAAGATATACTTACCTATTAAGCTTAAGAACTCTGATATGTATACATTACCTTACATACGTAACGAAATGAAAACATTTATCTATAATAGAATAGCAGAGATAGAAGCTAATATGCCTAAGTACTTAGAAACATATGAACTATGTCTTAAGTTAGCAGTAGAGAATGGATTTGAAAAGAAGACTAGCTATACTATAAAACAATATAGAGATCTAGTAGCAGTTATACAATCTGCTTATAAGAAGAAACAGTTAGGTTTTATACCTAAAGAGATGGAGTTGGCTAATAAGATAGAGAATGCTATTAAAGGTTATCTACCTAATGAATTAGCTAAACAGTGGGTAGATATAAAAACACTTATTAAGTATCCTTTACTTAAAGTACAAGGAGAGTGTTTAGGTTTAGTAGTTATGCGCGCTAGAATCAACTGCCATAAAGATATAGCAGCTAGTTTAGACTATGTTAAGATACTAGATAGTACATTAAAGGATACTATTATATTTAGTAACTATGTAGAAGTATGTGATACTGTAGTAAAACAGTTATCTAACTTAAAACTTAATATAGCTACAGTATATGGTTCTACTACGCATCTACTTAATAAAGAAGTTAAACGCTTTACAGAAGATAAAACTTGTAATCCATTAGTAACTACTTATAAATCTCTGTCTACTGGTGTACCATTAACTAATGCTAATGTAATACTAGCTATAGATCTACCATTTAGAATGTATGTATTCGAACAAGCCATATCGAGAGCATGGCGTGTAGGTCAAGATAGTCAAGTAGTAGTCTATATACCTTCTTTAGATACTGGTAGTGTACCTAATATAAACCAAAGGAATTTAGACATTATAAGCTTCTTTAACGAAGAAGTTGAAGCACTAACTGGTTTTAAATCAGCAGTAGATGTAAAAGCTACTGATGATATAAACTTAGAATCTATAGATAAGTTTGATATGTATCTTAAAGACTATGATACTGAAATGATACACCATAAAGCTCTCTTATGGTAACTATGTAAATAACAAGGAAGGTGTATATGGAATACTCTACATATGATCCAACTAACGATGATCCAACTGTAAATTATAAAGGACCTGTTCAAGCTCCAATGGATAATACTATGGGTACTACACAACAAGTAGTACCCAATCCTAATATGAATCCTAATATGAATAACTATGATCCTACTACTAGCTATAACAGTGGTTATAACTACCAATCTAATGTAGGCTATAATAATTATAATAACTATAATAGTACTCCTAATGATTCTATATGGGGAGAGTTTATATTTCAGATACTATTTATAATAGTAATCTTTTTAACTCCATATCTATTCTTTATACTTAAGAAAGCTTTACTTAAGTTTAACTGGTTATCACCACGTATAGCTACTATGCTAGAAAGATTAGAACCAGTATTTACTAGGATGTTTCAGAAAGTAGGTGGTAAGTTACTTTCTAAGAAGCTACATACTAATATAAACGCTATGCCAGCTGAATCTACTACTATAGTAGCTGAGACTATATCAGATTCTCTTAAAGAAAAACTTAAAGTAGATCCTAATGATCCTGCTTATATGTATCAAGAGGTTACTACAGTAGAACAAGTACAACAGACTAGTATAGAAGATGATCCTACTGTAAGCTATGGTAAAACTAAAATAACAGATGAGAATGGTAACTCTGTAGTTATTACGGATACTACAGTATCTAATAAAACTATAAACGAACCTTCTCCTAGTAGCTCTATTAGAGATAAGATCAATATACTATTAGATAACGATGATGAAAAGCTAGAAGGACTAGAAGCTTATGATCCACACGAGGTAATAAAAAGAAACTTAGGAAGGACTAAATCATGAACGCATTACAATATACGTTTAACAATATGATAAGAATGGAGATACCTATAGAGATACTAGAGCTAGCTTTTCCACAAAAGAGAGGTACAGCACCATTATCTATAGAAGAGAGAATGCTTATAGAGTGTATAAGACCTATAATCATGACAGATATGAATGCTCTAGGTGGAGAGTTAGCTTACTTATCAGTAGGACAATGTAACTTAGTAGCTGTATCAGATTACTCTTATAACGAACAGTTAGGTTCGTTTATTATAGACGTACCTAAGACTATAACTAATAATAAATCTATAGTATCAGTGTTATCATTAGTACTAGGTGATTATAATGGAAATGGCGTATCTGGAGACGCTATGATGCAACAGTGTGTATCTCCTGTAGTAGCAGACGGTATGAGACTACTAGGTACTATGCAACCTGCTAATATAGTACAAACTGCTAGATTAGAGTTAGTAGGTGAAAATAAAGTACTAGTAGAAGCATATCCGCCATTTATAACTTATGGTATACTTAAAGTTAATTTAGCTAATAATGCTAACTTAGAGAATATACAACCAGGTTACTATACACAGGTAGCTAAACTTATAACACTAGGTGTTAAAAGATATGTATATAATAAACTAAGAATACAATTAGATATAGGTCATATCTATGCAGGACATGAGATACCATCTTTTAAAGAGATAGTAGATAGTTATTCAGATGCTGGAGAGCTATATGCAGAACAGTTAAAAGTATGGGGTAAAGTATCTGTACTTAACGATAGTAGAAAGATGTCCCAATATACTTCTACTATGATAGGTATGTTGGGTTAATATAATTAAGATAGAGTAGAGTACATATAGTACTCTACTCTATCTATATTGTTAACCTTTAGGCTTCTGATTAGCACTCATGAACCTTTGTAGTATCTTCTCTACTTGTTCTAGTTTGATCTCTAGTGTTCTATATCTTACAGATTGTTCTTCGTATAGTACTCTCCAAGATTTATTATAAGATCTAGCTTGATTAGCCATCATCTTCTTATAGTTATTATAGTCAGTATCTGATATAAGCACTGTAGGCCCACCAGGTTGTTCTGTCATGTCTGGTTTAATACTTATAGTATCATGTACCATAGTAGCTATATTTTCATATAGAGTATCTAAGTTAATGTTATCAGGTACTAGACCTAAACTTAATGTAATAAGTCTCTCTGTAGCTGTATAGCCTATAATAGCAGGCATCTCTTTAATTCTATCTGCAGGTACATATAGAAACTGTTGATCATCTACAGCTAGTGTTATAATAGGTACATCACCTTCTAGATCTTCTATAAAGTCATCTTTAGTTAAACCATGTTTAATATAGATGTTATTAAGAGGATCTAAACCATCATCGTGAAACGATTTAATCTTACGTATCTCTACTACTTCATACTCTTTTTTATTTATATCTGGATCATCAGCATATGGAGCATGAAATATGAATACTCCTCTAGTGTTAATAGGAGGGACTGTATATTTCATATTGAACTTCCTTAGGTATATTATAAATCAGCGATTGATTAGCTTATAAAGAAAAAAATAAAGATACTAGAGACTATAGACCCTATAATGGATCTATAGTCTGTTAGTTGGAACTAAGCTGCTATTTGTACTTGAGACTTTAATTGTTTCAAGTACAACTCTAGTTGAGGTATCATAAACTTATAATACCTGTCTAGATAGTCGAAGTTTCCACTATACAGATCTACCTTGCGGTAAATCTCTACGATTCTATTAATCTCTCTCAGAGTGGCATCAGGTACTCGGCCTAAATAATATCCGATGTCTGATAGTAGATTAAAGAATCTATCATGTCTAGACATGATAACCTCCTTTCCGTTAGCGTATTGTCCGTATGCTAACTAAAGTAATAGAGTACGTAGAAGCATTTAGCTTCTACGTACTCTCTATATATAATATAACTGTTTTTATATCACTTTGATACTATTTCATTAGTTATATTAGCTATAGTAGCTAATGCTTCTCTACCTAAGCTAGTATCTATCTTAGGATTTAAATGTATCATCTTAGCGCTATCTATAATATCACCTTCTGTACTAAATCTTATAAGGCTACCTTTAGTCTCTATGACTACATGTTCTTTAAACTTAATATAGACAGAGCCATCTTCATTAGTTCTTACACTATCTATACTATCTAGTAGCATATTTAATTTATCTTCTTTAGATTGTGCTATAGCAGGTACTTCATAACGTTTAGTAGTTATAATAGCACTTACTTCTTTATTAACATTATTCAATATTCTATTATCTGTTTTAGGTTTATCTAGTCGCATAATACATTCCCACTTCCTGTTACTAATATACCACCACAATTTACAGCGTCTCCTATTCTAACTACACCTCTACCATTACAAGTTACATCTGTAGATGCTACTGCAGATGCTCTACTGTGCACTGGAGAAGGTGAAGGTGAGGCATGTGGTTGTATAGCATCTCCTAACCTATGAACTCCTAACCCATTACATATAGTATCACTACTAGCTTCTATTACATTAGTAGGTGGAAAGCTACCATGTCCTGATGCTATATCTGTTAATCTTACTACTGGTGGCATAGCTATTCAAACTCCTTCTTTAGTTCTTCTAATGTATCATAGGTATATTTCTTACCATTCCTATAGATACTATGTTTTACTATCTCATCTCCTACTATAGTAAAATTACTTAGTAGGTATGCTTCTAGAAACAATTGTGTATCTATGTTATTATTCCTAATAACTAATATATCTACGTCACTACTTACAGACTCCTCTTTAAACTTAGCTACAGTACCTTCTACTTCTAATAGAGTTTCTAATTGTGTCTTATATTGTTCAAATGTAGCTTCTAAGTATAAAGGTTTTAACACAGCTAATGCAGGTAGTTCGTTGCCGTCTTTATCTACTAAAGATTCTACCTCCCAAGTACGATACTTATGTGTTACTGTAAACTGGAAATCATATGTGGTATCTCTAAACCTACCTATAGATTGCCAGTTACTACCATCTAGTTTTATCTTCTCTTTAGGATATATATTATCTTTAGTAGCGTCTTGAAAGTTAAACGTAAGTACTTTACCAGTTATTACTCCATTATTATCTATCTTAAGTTCATTAGGTACATTACCAGATAGACTCCACTCTATAGTCTCTTTAAATAACTTAGTTTCAGTATGTTCTATAGTATGTTTAAAGTAATGAGTTTCCCATGGATTTATAGCATGGTATAAACCAGATTGATTAGTTATTCTACCAGTTGATGTTATAGTAGACTCCATATTCTATATCCTAATTCAGTTTGATAAGAGGAGCATTCATAGTCATAGTACCACCAGATTTACAAGTAGATGTACCAGATGAAGATAGGTTATAAGCTCCACCTACTTGTGTAGTCTTATTACCAGATACATTACCAGTCTGGTTACCACCTATAGTCTCTTTATCTTCAGCTCCTATCTCTACAGTTCTATTAGAACCTATCTTATGTGTATAGTTCTGTCCTGTAGTTATAGTAAGATCTCTATCATGGTTTATAACTATATCGTTATTGATTCTTATATTAAGTATACCATCTACAGATTTAAGTTCTGTATAGTTACCTTGTTGATCTACTAGTGTTACTATACCATCTGCTGTGTTAAATATAAGATCATACCAGCTAGCTTCACCATCATTATTAGCAGTATGAAATACTACCTCTTTATTTCTAGTATCTACTAGCATATAGTATTGTTCTTCTCCAGAAGGTTGATTAGGTTTAGCATCATCTTTATTAGAGAATCCATATATAACTTTCTCTCTCTTACGTATATTAGTACTTATAGAAGCCCAATAGTATTCATCATTACCAGCATATTGGAATAGATGCACCATCTCTCCTATAGTAACATCTGGAGCTGTGATTCTATTAGAGTTATATAGATTCAACCACTTAGCAGTTACAGATTTACCTTTCTCTACTTGTAAAGATGTAGTCTTACCAGACATATTTACATTATTAAGAGACTTCTTCTCTTTTTCGTTATAGTCACCTTCTAAGGTAGGCATAGACTCTACCATAGTTACTTCTATACTATAACCATCTTCAAGTTTATCTTTAACTACTTGACCCATACCTACCATTTTATAATTTGTATTTAAACTATCCATATCTCTAATATCCTAACTCTGAAATTAACACATCTGAAGATTTATAGAATCCTAGTGCTTCTAATACAACATACATCATACCACAATTATCTTTTACTATACGTTTATAGTTAACACAGTTAAAGATCTCATCTGGTAGACCTTTACCCTCTATAAGACTCATTGGTGGTCTAAATGTACCTATATTCTTCTTACCATACTTCTTAAGAAATACTCTAAACCTATTAGCTAACTCTTGATCTTCTAAAGACTCTAAGTAAGTATTCATTCTAGCTTCAGTATCTAAGTTAGTAGGTACTTTAACTACGTTATAAGTAGGTTCACCAGGATAACCGTATTTATCCGAAAATACCTCTTTCCATAGTAAGTGATGTATATAAGGAGACTTCTCAGGAGCATCTTTATAAGATGTAGGATCTTTTATCTTATCAGTACCAAGTACTTCAGTACTACCTGTTTTAATCTTAGCTATAATCTCTCTTTCTATATCAGCTACTCTTTTTACATAACTATATAGATCTAGTTTCTTATGCTCTCTTAATGTAGCTCGTATCTCGTCCATCATACCATGACCAGCATTTCTATATTCTGCAGATATACTAGATGCTAATAAGTGTACGCCTTTAATCTCAGCTTTAGGTTCTCTAAGTACGTTACCTTCTTTTATAGAAACATCTGCAAAGTAGTGCTTACTAGCATTCATAGTTACGAAGCTATTCCACATGAACTCATTTTTCATCTTCAGTGTTTCAAACTTACTCTTATCTAAGTTCATATTGCCAGATAGTGTTTTAATATAGTGGTCCATAGTCTGGGTAGCTATTGTCATCATAGTGGATGCTACACCTATAGGATCTCTATCTTCTCCATTACAGTTCTCTTTATACCAACGAGTCCAATCGTCATAGGTAGCACATGTACTATCTGTATCTGATAATACTATACACTTTCTCATAAGCTCTTTTATATAAGCTATATTGATAGGACCTACTTTAGTAATAAGCAGAGCTTGTATTAGATCTTTATACTCTGTAAGACCTTCTGCTACATATTTAGCAGTAGACGCTAGTAGATCTAATAGCTCACTACCTACCATTTTATCATACTCTATAACTTTACCTTTAATAGCATCTTGACATATATTATGTACATGTGACTGTACGCCTTCTTGTACGTTCTCTATATCTTCTAGTTCGGTCTCTGGTGTAGTATAACCAGTTTTAGTAGAACTAAGTCTAGCTATAAGTTTAACCATAATATCTTTATTCAATCTTCTAAAGTTAAGTAAGTCATTCGTATAGAGTACTGCCGCTAGTTCTAGTTTACTTAATTTACCTAAATACTCTCTAATGTAATCTAGTTTAGCTGGTATATTCCAAAAGTTTTCAGTACTCTCTTTAACCATAAGCATAACATCAGATACTTCTGGATACACTATACCATATTTATCTATTACTTTCTGTAAAGCCTCCATATCAGCATTAGCTAATACACTACTTATATAGTTCAATACACTATCTGGATCTCTAAATATCTTATTACCAGATATAATAGATTCAGTTACTGCATTACCTATAGAACTAACACATCTAGTTACTGATGTAAGTGTATAGTGTGCCGATGGATTATATAATATAGTACTCTTACTAGCATATGCTCCAGATAGAGAGTTATTAAATATCTTTCTAGTCTTTTGCATATTATCGTAATACATAGCTTTGTCTTTATCACCAGTTTGTGTATAATAGAATAGCTTCTTCTTATCTTCTTTTCTAGCTTTAATATTAACACTAATAAACTCTGCGTGTAAAGATTTCTTAATACTAGGATGTACATAAGCTGTAAATGATGGTACTAGTACATTATGTTCATCTTGTACAGATTTTATATAACTAAGTAATGGTTCTGTATCTATAAACATATCTCCATTTTCAGCTCTATGGTTAAACTTAACTATAGGATTTTTAATAGGATATGATTTAAGTACAGCTATTACTTTCTTTCTAGCTTCTTCTACTGTTATACCTTTAGATTTACTAATAAATATGCTTGCTTGTTTAATATATTCAGACTGTGGATCTAACCTATTTAAATATTCTTCAGTCTGTTTCTTAAATACTAATTTATCTACCATAGCGTATTACCTTCTATTCTGTTCTTTAACGTCTACTAAATCTTAAAAAATAATAATAATAGTAACCAGAACCATAAGGTCCTGGTTACTACGTTCTCCATATCAAAAATCTAATCTAAATTGGATTTTATCATACTAATATACTCTATATTTTTTTATATTCTATTTTACAACCGTAGTAGCCTAACTCTGTTAACTTAGCAGCTACTATGTTAATATCTTCTGTATTAGCATTAGGTATCTCTATCATTAGCTTAAGTTGTTCTACTTCTTGTAAGCTATCCATATCTATATACTCTAATGGTATCAATACAGTATTCTTATTAACAGCTTCAAATAGTATATAAGTAAGATCTTCTATAGCGTAATCTTGTTTAAGGTATCTCTTAACTTTCTCATGTAGAGTATGTATATCTCTATATGTCATAGCCCTATCTGCTGTTAATATACCTAGTACTTTCATACTTCTATAGCTGCCACCTAGTTCAGTTGGAGCTAGTGTTACAAAATCATATCTCTTGTGTAACTGTACCATCTTCTATAGCCTCTCTATTTGCGATATTCATATTAAGAGTATCATAATTAACCAGTGAAATATTCTGTACTGGTATATGATAGGTTAGTATCATACTGCCATACTCTTCTATAAGTTCACGCAAAAGAATACTTATAGCTTCTAGCTCTAATCCATTAGTATTCATATAGACATGTTTACCAATTTCTGCTATCTTACTATTGATATAGTTATACTCTAGATCACCCTGTATAAACCTTGCTGATAGTTCTACTATATCTTCTAGTATACTATATATACTAGCTTTATTACTAGTAGGCTCTAATGCTTCTATAAGCATACTTAGTTTACCTATTACAGGTAATCTTATAAGATCAGTACTCTGTGCCATTTACTACCTCCTGATCAAAACATACCATTATAGATTGTTCTAAAGTACCATCTGGACTATCTATACTAAGTAGATCGTCCATAGTAAGACAAGCTACCGATACACTTATAATATCAGTACCCCATACCCACTTTACTGGTAAATAACCACAACCTATACCAGTCTTAACATTACTACCAGTCATAAACTCTTCATCGTTATATTTTATATTATACATACCTAATAATCTAAGTAAGTAATTAGACATCTCTTCAAATACACCACTTACATAGAGCTGATCTAATTCATCTTCTAATATAAGATCAGAGTTAAACGGTATCTCATTAGCTCTTATGTAGCTAGATATATTCTGTATATCCATTTGTACAGGGAAGAGATAGTTACCACTATAACTAGTATCTGTATACTCCATTAGATTCTTATAACTATAGTTAGTTATAAGGTAATCTACTATAAACCTAAATAAACTATAGTCATACTGTTTATGCATACTATTATATTTAGATTCAAAACTATCTACGTACCATCGATAAAAATTAGATAGGTCTACGTGATGTAGACCTATCTTAACTCCTCTATCTATAAGCTCTTTAACTTTAACCGATAGTATATCAGATGGTAGTAAGCTACCTATTCTCATATTCTACTCCTTAGTTAGCTCTAATACTAACTTATCATTGCTACTATCTAATCTAGTTACATTAACTTCTTTATAATCTATATCGAATACTAGATTAATCTGGTGTTCTAACCAGTCTGTTAATGTAATAAACTTATTATTAAAATCATCTTCTTTAATAAGTTCAAATAGCTGTATAGGATCTTTCTTAGAACCTATACCGATTAGAAAGTCTAAACCTCTTACTACTAACTCGTTATATAGACTAGCTTGTTTAAGTTTATTAGTACTATAGTGTTCTATTAGATATAACTCTAGATCACTACCGTAGATTAACTTATTCATTATAGCTGGTCTATATTTAGTTAGATCTAATACTTTAGTCTCCATAGCTTTAATTAACCTTTACTAAATATCTTAATACTAAACTACCATATAGCTTAAAGTCAGCTTTATAGAACTCTATAGTAGCGCGTTTATCAGAAGGACCTATATAGTTTCTTATTAGATAGCTTACTATTGGCTCTAGTATATTATCTCTATAGTTCTCTATATACTCTCTCCAATATCTTATACTATGCTTATCTTCTATAAGATTTCTATATTCAGATACTTCTCTTAGTATAGCTCTACTAAGTATACCACTAGTATATTCAGTTCCAAAGTTATAAGTAAACCTGTAATCTATATACCTACCTATAACTTCTCCTATAGCATCTAAAGCTTCTTTAGGTATCATAGGTAGACCTTTAGGGCATAGCATATCTTTTACTAATATATCTACTCTAACATCACCTAGTTTACTATCAACCGCTATGATCTTAGAAGATATTCTAGCTTCATCTGGAGCTATACCAAGTTCCATTAGAGTACCCATAAGTTCATCATCTGTTCTTAATAGATTAGACATATTATTTAGATACTCTCTTATTTCATCTTTATGATTCATAACTCTATACTCCTATCTATTAGAAATCTATATAGCATATACCATTCTGTATATTAGAAAACTCTGGTATATGTAATATATCTAAATAAGACTCTTTATACCTATAAGAAGCTATTTCTCCTAATGTGTATATATAGATCTCAAAATCCTTAATAGAGAATACTATTAAGTTATTTTCTATATATGGTAATATAGGTACTATATAGTTATCCCAATAGTCATCTAGTAATCTTAATACTAAACTCTTACTACTAGGATCTAGTATATCTAGATATTTATCTTCTAAATGCTCTTCTATAGATTTATTTCTATCTACTTGATAGAAACACCAGCCGTTCTTATTAAAACTAGATCTCCTATAGAGCTCTAAGAAGAATCTATTAGACTCTTCAGCTACTCTACTTCTAATATACTCCATAAGCATAAAGCAACTACAGATGATAGGAGATAAGTTACCTTCTATTCTATCAAATTCTTGTCTAGAAGCTCTAGCTGCTCTAAGTACTGACTCTATCTTAGTTAACCTAACATCTATAGGTATCTCTGCTATAGACTTAATATGTTTCTTAGCTATACGAAATCTATTAACCTCATCTAGGGCTAAAGGATTACTAAACCTCTTGTTCATATTTCACTCCTACTAACAGTTATAATATAATCTTTATAATACATATTTAAACTAACTTTAGTATCTATATTAAGATTAACTCTTTTAGACTTACAACCTAATAAGAATTGACTTAATGTAATATGTACTATGTCATTGCTATAGATCAATACAGTAGCTATTCTATCTATATCAGCTTGTGATATGTTATAGTCAGCTTTATCATATTTAGACTCTATATTAAATCCAAAGTTTACTAGTATCTCTTGTACGATTATATATAGTGTTACTAGAGTAATTTCTACATAACCTGATTTAGTAAGTTTATTCTTTCTATTAAGAACAGTTACTACTTCATCTGGTATGAATAAACCATACCTATCCTTCGTTTCATTAGTTAACATATACTTATTAACCTTTCTATAAGCAATATTCAACTTATTTCTAACTCTAAAATAATATAAACCTAGAGAGATACCATTAAGGTATCTCTCTAGTTATACTATAGGAACATTCCTGTTTCATCATCTTCAGCAGCATGAGTAGGAGCTTCTATCATAGTAGCTTTAAGTTCATCTTGTAGTTTAGCAGATGCACTATTAAGCTCTGATAGTTTGCTTATCTCTTCTTTAAGTAAGCCAGAAGATGCTACTATATGTAATGGAAATGATTTCTCTCCAAATAGAGCTAAAGCATTTTCAGATACTACAGTACCTATCTTATGGTGTAGTACATTAAGACCAAACTCAACATCTTTACCAGGTGCTGTTAATGTTCTAGCTACTGTAGGTATACAATAGTTAGGTAGTTTAATCTCTCCATTACCAGTATGTACAGATAGACTATATAAACCAGCTGGTGTTTTAATACCTTTATAATCTTGCTGGTTAATAAAGTTAGCCATATCTGTAGAGTCTAAAGATTCGTTATCTCCAGATAGGAATAGTGACATGATACCCATTACATTTTTAAACCTATCATTAGCTATAGATTCACCTTTAGTTTGTGAAGCGTCCATCTCAGCATTATTAACATAATATGTAATAAGACATTTACCTTTATCAGTAGCTTTCTTATTAAGTGTTGCTAATACAGCTTGAGTATTTCTAAGTTTAAGAGCATCTCCTGAATCGCCTATAACTAGAGCAAATGTAGGAATGTTTTTATCCATTAGAGAATCTAGTATAGCTATAGCTAAGTTACTACCAGAACCGCCACTAGCACTAAATACTACACATACGAATGTGTTAGTCTCTTTCTTAGTAAGTTTAATTTTATCTAAGAATACAGGAGCATTAGCCATAGCTTCCTTTAAAGAACTAAAACGATCGCCTCCCGCGCCATTGATAATGTTCTTATCGTTACTAGCTAATTTCTCTACTTTATAGAAATCTCCTATAGGATCTATCATATCATAGTTATTTTTACTAGTATCTATAAAATGATATTCTATAGTACTAAACCCATCTCCCATACCTTCAAGACCTTTAATAGCCTTACCAACTACAGAGGTACCACCACCTCCAGCACCTATAACAACTAGTTTGTTACTCATTTCTTTATCCTTTTTTAATATATTTTATAGTATTCTAAATTAACTATATAACGAGTATAGGTATGGCACTATATTAAGGCCATACCTATACTCTGCTTATAGCAACATCATTATTTTACTTAATAGTAGTTATCATCACTGTCATCAGGCAGATTACGTATTTCAGCCGTTATACTTTCTAGTGCGTCTACTATTGTATTTCTAGTATCTGTAGAACAATAGCCTAGGATGCGTCCTAAAGATACTCTAGCGTCTTCTAATTCATCTCTAGCCGTTTTGGGTTCTTCTACTTCTTCATCTTCCTCATCTGGCTCATAATCTTCCCATGGTTTTGGAAAATTAGGATCATCTTCACAGCAGCAGCAATCATCGTAGTAGTCCTCATCAGGCTCCTCATAGTCATTACGTTCTACTTCATCGTAGTCATAATCGTCATCGTCATAATATTGCATTTTATCATCCTTATAAAAAATAGTTACATCAGTGTGATTTTAAGCATATCATTACACTTACACCTCCTTATTTAGATAAGCTAACATAGAAGAGTTTAGTTAACTCTTCTATATAAATAATATCTAACTGATATAGTGTCATTCTGACACTATAAACAGAAGGATAGTAATAAATGTACAGTAGGTTTATAACCACCTTTATCATTAGAGTACTATTTACTTAAATGCTTAAGTACATAGTTTAGCGTATCCGTTTCCGCACTGTAAGTAAGTTTACCATCTGGTGTAATATAGAAGCTTTTAGAAGCTAATAGGTTATCTATTTCTTTTACAGATTCTTTAGTTACTACAGAGTTAAAAGATACCGTGTCATATACTACTATACCATTCTCCATAACAAATGTACAATATGGAGGACATGTAATATCATAAGCTTCTGTAATCTCTTTAAGTTCAGTTACTTCTTTTATCATTAGCCATTCTATATTAGGATCTAGTACCATAGACTTATATTTTTTCCAGAAGTCATTCTGTTCGAAGAACTCTGGATATGATTCTATTATAGATAGCATATGCCGTTTGAGTATACTTTTACTAGTATCATATCTTTCTATATAACGCAATATACCCGTAGTTTGTAGATTATCTTCTTTATTTTTAAGATAGCTATGTAGTTCTTTTGCTCTATCTAAAGATAATGGTGGAGCAAATATAGCTTCTTCTTTAGTCTCTAGCTCTTTTACTAGCTCTTTTAATCTTTCTGCTTTCTTTATGTTATTTAGTTCTAACTTTTTAGCATGGTTTTTCATACTAGGTATTCTTATATTTACAGTATATTCTATAGTACCAGTTTTTCTTTCTGATATAGTAATACCAGCAGTCATACCTAAACTAAATACTAAAGCAGATATTTCATATGCTAGCTTTTGACTAGTAGTGCTATAAGCAACCTTCTTATATTTGTTTAGACTACTTGTACCTATAGTGCCATCTGTATCTATTAGTCCGCTTAATAGCCCATATCTAAACCCTTTTCTAGTTCTGCACCAGAACTCAGGAAGCTCTTTATTTATAGCTTTATGTCCTATATACTTTCTTAATAGATTAGCTACTGGTTTAAAATTCCAAGTACTTTTACTATGTTTATATATACCATTATCAAACTCATGTTCCTCAGAATGTGTATAAGCTGTACCGTTATATCCATAAGATTTTAATATACTTTCTATTTTAGATATAATATTATTCTCTACAGTAGATAACATAATATCGTTAAGTCTCATACTGTGGTTAACCCAACCATCGCCTATAATAACTCCGAATAAATAACCTAAGTCAAAGTTAAGTTTAAACTTAACTCCACTCTCTACTATAGTGTTCATAAGTTTATCTTTATTTATAAACCTATCAAATCCATTAATTAGTCTAGGTACTACCATGCCTAATTCAGGATTAGTTCTAATATAGTTTAAGTTATCATCTAGTGTAACTATACTGTGGTCGTTACTACATTGTATAGTACCAGCTTTATAGATCTTAACATTAAGCATCTTAAGATCTTTATGTATAGAATAAGATTCTGGGTGTACCCATTTGAATTCATTATTCCATACTGTAAGCACTTCTACATCTTCCGGAACTTTATAGTATTCTGTATTACCTTTAGTTTCTATAAGTTCACTTCTAGGAAAGTCTTTTAAGTTAACTAACCCATTAGTATACATTACTTTATTATTTTTAACTGGCATTTCATCCTCTTTTGTGTTAGATTCAGAAAATGCGAACTTTTTATTAATAGTTCTATAGTATATAAGGCCTATAGAACAGTCACCGTCATCGAGTAATATATTAGCATACCTATATATACTAACATAACTTATGCTTTCGCATAAGACTAGACTATATCTTCTAGACTATTGTCTAGGTTAGGCATTTCGATTTAAGAGGTTTTCACTCACCTTCTATAAGGCCCTACTCCTGGTGCCGATATTTAAGGGCGTCGGCTAAAGGATAGTCGTTGAACACACTTCATATCTATAGTTATAGACTTAGAAGCTTCGCTGCGTCGGTTGCCTACATATCTAATAGCGTTTTTACTATGCTTACTGGATACATTACTCCGTAAGTATACTAGTCTATTTCTAGCTAGTAGTAGTATCTATTAGCTTTAAGGGTTTCCCGCAATTAACCTAACTGCATGTGCTAAGCACAAGACCTATTCGGCGACAAGTCACCGCCCATACGAGCCAATCTCGAAGTATTACTAGAAGTACCTTGTAAATACTTCTCTCCTAGTACAGGATATTCAGGTAGCTCTAATGTTTCATTATCTAAATAAACTTTAACAGATCTTCCATTAGCAGTTGTTTTTAAATAAACGCCGGATGGATAGATCGATCCTAAGTTAATAACTGGATAACGAGTTACTGTAGCTTTAACATCTTTAGATACTTTAGCTACTGATATATAGATCAATTCTCCATATGTTATTGGTCTTAGTTTATTTACATTTACTCCATTAGGTATATTGTTAGTATCTTTAACAACATATATCTCTTTACCTCTATCTTCTACTAAAGCAATATAATCTTCTCCTAGTTTAGCATAATCATTTTTAATAACATCCTGTTTTAACTTATTAAGTATACTATTAAGTCCTACTGTAGTAGTCCAATAGTCTTTATCTTTAGTATTAGCAGTTTTAAAAGTAGTTTTCATAGTCTTACTATCTATTACTTTTACATTGTTATTAAGAGGATTAGCTACACCTACTACAAAGTATTTTGTAATCTCGTGTATAGCTAATGGTAATATAGATTTAGCAAACTGATATAGGCCTACTGTAGTATCGTTAAAAGATATTTTATTAGGATCTTTTAGATCTTTTACAGTAGTAGGTAATGATGTAAGTACGTTTCTAGTACCATCCATTATACCTCTAGATGCCCATTTAGATTGTATAAAACCTTTCTTACCATCTAGTAGATTCTTAATATAGTAGAATATGTCCATAGCTATAAGTTGTACTCTATATCTATATGGATCAAACTGACTATAGTTAGATTCTTTTATAGAGTTATTACGTATGGTATTTACAGAACCTATCATCTTAGCATACAGAGTATTTATCTCATCTTGTGTAGGTCTACCTTTAGCATCTAGCTCTATATCTCTCATACCAGCTGGTATAACATAGAAATACCTTATAAGGTTCTCTTTCTGTAGAGCTTTCTTAATAAGAGCTATAGCAAAGTCTCTAGACTTAGCTCCAGTGGATCTAAACTCTACTTGATCTAAATAAGACATAAGAAATTCAAATCCTGTAGAACCTTTAGGATCTTCTAGAAATACTTTAGCTTCTTGGTTAAAGCTAGCTTTAACTTTACCAGAAGCTATCTTATCGTATATAGGGTCTAAATCTAATAGCTGTTTAAAAGCAAACGGATGTATTATAGGTATCTTAAGATCTATATAGCCTGCTTTAGTCATTCTCTCTTGTGTACCTACTATACCAAATATAGATTCTGAGAATAATCCATTTTTATCAAATACTCTAGAGTTAGATTCATAAACAGCTAGAGAAGTAACTTCACCTAGAAACTTAAGATGTTCTGGTTTTATAGTAAGTAGATCGACATTAAATAATTTATCTAATGGTGTAGCCACATTAACACCTCCTATGTATTATAGTATAAAAAATCAGGAAAATCCAGCCTGTAAAGGCTTTGCTTGCCTGATCTTTAAGCCTATAGTAGGCTTATTTAAGATCTATTAAGTTTAAAAATAAGGAGAGTCATATGGCAAAAGATGACGATTTAGAAGGATTCGAAGATTTTGACTTCGACGATCTAGATATAGATTTTGATTCTGACTCTGGTAGTCTTGATAACGGTAAGAAACGTAAGAAAGGTGATAGGCATCCTATAGAGGATACTATTAAAGATACTTACAATGCTGCTGTAGATAATATTAAATCTAAGAAGCTACGTGATCATGCTTCTGGTATTATAAGTAAATCTCTATCTACAGATGCTAAAGCTTCTGCTTATGAACTTAAGAGCGAACTAGATAAAATAACAGAAGAGACTAAGAAGCAGTTAGAACCTGTTAAGAAATCACTATCTTCTATTAGCTCTGGCGTATCTAAAATGATGCCAGAAGGTAAGATAAAGAATATACTTAAAGATTTTAGCGATAAACTAAAAGGTGATACACAATCTTTCTATACAGAACAGAAAGAATCTCTACAAGATTTCCAAAGTTCTATACAAGATGCTATGTCTGGCGTAGAATCTCAGATAGCTAATCTTAGTTTAGCAGCTGGTAGTTCTAAACAGAATCTTGCTAATGAACTATTAAAGAAACAATATATAGCATTAGTAACAGCTAAAGAACAAGATAAGATATTCTATAATAAATCTTTAGAGCTACAATGGCGTACTGCTACTGGAGTAGAAGAGACACTTAAGTTCCAACGTGAACAGTTCCAAACTTTTACTAAACAGTTTGAAGCTATTATACAGAATACTTCTCTACCAGAAGCTGTTAAGATGCGTAATACAGAACTAGCTGGTACTGTATTAAAACAAAAAGCTTTTAACAGTATGTCAGAGACTCTATATAAACGTATATCTCCATTAGAGACATTCTCTAATGCTATCAATAAGAAGATGCGTAACTATATAGAGAATGCTAAAGATGTATCTGGTTCTTTAGAAGATCTAGTAGGTCTATCTGATACTATGTCAGATCTAGATTCATTAGGTATGTCTAAAGCTGGTGCAGCTGGTGCCTTAGGTTCTGATCTATTATTAGATTGGTTCTACGGTAAAGCTGGTAAGATGCTACCTAAGTCTATACGTAATAAAGTAGAAGGTAATCTTAATGCGGCTGCTGCTAACCCATTAGACTATCTAAGGTCTTTAAGATCTAATAATGCTAAAGGTCTATTCGGTAAGCTATTTAATAAAGGTATGGGATTTTTAGAAGATGATCTAGATACTAGAAATAAATTCTCTAATATTAAGATTAATAAAGCAGAGTTAGATAGTCAAGCTCTATTCGATGGTAGAACACATAATACTATCAACACTGTTATACCTATGTTACTATCTAAGATACATAATGAAGTATACGGATTAAGAACTGGTAAATCAGTATCTGAAGATACTGAATTAACATTTGATGTTAAAACACAATCTTTTATTACTAATAAGGATATGAGAAAACAGCTTAGAGCTAATATAGCTACTGATATGATAGCAGTAGCTAGAAGAGCAGCTGTAGGTATGAAGAAAGAAGTAGTAGAGAGATGTAAAAATATAGAGACTGCTAATAAAGATAAGATATTCTCTAACTTAGATAAAGCTTTTATATCTTATATTACAGAATATGGTTCTATATCTCCAGAAGCTATGACAACTACTAAGTTCTTACAGTTTATACCAGATCAATATCAGCTAGAAGCAGCAGAGTTATTCAATGCTTTTCTATTCTCTCTAAGGAATGGAGGTAATAGTAAAGGTACTTATGAAATGTTCTCTAGATCTGGAGAGATGCTTAAATTATCTCCTATGTTACTAGATAAATATGCTAGTGGTATGAATGCTAATATGATAGCTAAAGAAGGACTAGTAGACTATAATAGTCTTACTGGTGGAGCTACTTTAAATGTTAGTGGTATACAATCTAGATTACATAAAGCAGCTAGAACTAAGAGATATAATCTTAATTCGCAACTTAGAGAAGATTATGAAGTATATGATATTAACCTAAGAGAAGATCTTAACTCTGATATAGAGAATCTTAAACAGTACTACGGTAGAGCTAGAGATGCTTTTAAAAATGGTACTGATATGTCACATGCATATAGTTCTAGGTATGGAGTAGCTATTACATATGGAGATACTCCAGAAGAAGAAGCTGCCGCTAGAGAATATGAAACTTTACGTAATCAGTTCATTAAGGATTTTGAAGAGAACTACGAGAATATAGAACTTAAGAAAAAAGATCCAGTAGAATATGAACGTAAGTTACAAAGAGAGCTTAAGAAGTGGAATAAATCTAGGGAACCTAAATCTCTATTATCTAAAGTAAGTTCTAGTTTACGTAAGTATGTAGACGAGCATAAAGATAATCCTGTTATACTAAATCTATTTAAAGCTAAAGCTAAAGTAGAAGAGGTAGAGAAACAATATGGACCTAAAGCTCTAGATGTACTAGATAAAGCTAAAACTAAAGCTAATGTTAATATAGAGAAAGCTAAGAACTATATTAACTCTGAAGATGGTATAAAGAAAGATTATAACGAAGCTAAGAGTAAGACTTTAGCATTCTTAGATTCAAAAGGTATACCTACTAATATAACTATGGATCAAGCTACAAGTTATCTTAAAGATAAGTATAATACAGCATATACTGCTACTGTTAATGCTTATAATAAAGCACCAGATACACTAGCAGAGTTCCAAAAGAAGTTTAGAACTGAATACATAGATAAACTAGCTAAGATACTACCTCCAGAAGAGTTAGAGAAAGCTAAGACTTATCTTAATAGTACAGACCCTAGGGAGGTTATGCAGAAAGTAATAGATTCTGCTAATGCTGGTTATGGTTCTGCTAAAGAGATAGCTACATTAGCTATACGAGCTGTAAATGGTGACCCTAATGCCATACAAGAGCTTAAAGATAAAGTAGAGAATACTAGTACTACTGCTAAGAAAGCTATGGACGAGCTACAAGATCAGTTAGTTACTATAGTAGATAATAACACTAAAGAATCTAAGAAGAAAGCTAAACAAATCGTAGATAAACTAAAAGGTTCTGATAAGAAACAACCTAGTGATTATGAAAACTATATTAACGCTATTAAGAAGAAGAAAGCTTCTGATAGAACTCCACAAGAGCAACAAGATCTATTAGACTATAGAGTTGATAAAACTTATAATATGTTAGGATCTGCATTAGGAGCTCTTAAGAACCCTATGGGATGGATGGCTAAACAAGCTGGTAACTTAGCTATGTGGGGTGTTAAATCCGCTATTAGATTTCCTCTATCTGGATTTGCTAAAGGTAGTAGAGCGTTTGAACGTAAACTATATGCTAGAGCATTAAAAGATGGTATACCATGGTTATTAAAATCACCTTTTACTCTTGGTAAAGGTGTTTTAAATACTGGTACTAAATTAGCTAAAGGTGGTGTTAGTTTACTAGGTGGACTACTAGATAATCCAGTAGCTAACTTTATGCGTGGTATGGATAAAAAGTTATGGGGTGGTGGTAGAGATGATCATCTCTATGGTGAAGATGATCCAGATAGTCCTGCTAATAAGAACAGCTGGTGGAATAGGCTTAAGTCTACTGGTAAAGCTGTTAAAGATAAAGTAATGTCTAATAAAACAGATAAGAAAGATAATAGTTTCTTTAGTAAGCTTAAAGGTTGGTTAGGACCTATACTAGGTATAGCTACTACAGCTATAGGAGCTATAAGTTCTGGTGTTACTAAAGTAGCTGGGTTACTTACTACTGGATTCTCTACACTAACTGGATTAGGTATGCGTATAGTATCAGCATTAACAACAGTATTAGGTCCGATAGGTAAACTATTAGGTAAATCTGCTGTTAAACTAGGTGGTGCTGCAGCTGTTGGTGCTAGTAAAGTAGCTGCTGCTGCTGTTAAGACTAAAGCAGGTCAAGCTGTAGTAGAAGGTGCTACAGCTGCTTCTAGTAAGATAGCTAAAACTAGTTTAGCTAAGAAAATTATTTCTATATTAGAAGGGTTTAAAGGTACTATACTAAAACGTTTAGGTAGTAAAGCTGGTGCTAAGTTAGTAGCTTCTCTATTAGGTAAGATAGCTTCTAGAGCTGTACCTATATTAGGTTGGGGTCTATTACTATACGATGCTGCTAAAGCTATTAAGTATATGACAGTAGATGGATTATCTATAGGATCTGCTGTATCTAAAGCTGTATTAGGATTTGACCTATTCGACGATAATGATCCTGCTGTAGATGAAAACGGAGAACCTATTAAACCAGATGAACCTGATGTGGCTAAATCTAAAGCTTTACAAGCTCAAGCTGAAGAAGATGCTAAGAAGAAAGAAACTGGTCTATATGTAGTAGATAATAAAGCTGTTACTAAAGAAGAGTTTGAGAAAGCTCAAGCTGAGAATAAGAAACGTAAAGCTAATGGAGAAGATGAACATAAATTATATTCTAAAGTAGTTATTACAGAAGATAAAACTGTATCACAATCTAGAATAAAATATAAAGATTTTCTACATGCTTTAAATAGTTTACCTATGGCAGATAGACAACTTAAACTTAATGCAGATCTAAATGGTATTAAACAAAACTTTGGTACTCTATTAGAAGGACATCTATATGATCTTGGAGAACCATTAGGTAATGTATACTGGGATGTATTAGGTTCAGAATCTTCTATAGTTATTAAGAACCTAAATGATGGTACTTATAGAGATCTAGAGATCTCTAGCTACTATGATGCTCTTAAAGCTATGGGTAATGATAATGTTAATAAGTTACTAGACGCTGTAACTGGTAGTAGCTCTTGGAGTAGTAACCAACAAGCTGTATACTTAGAGTGGCTTAAGAAGAAGATTAACTCTATTATGGATGCTATACTAGAGAAAGCAGAGAAACTTAAAGGTTCTGGTATAATGGGTATACTTAAAGGTTTATTAGACTCTATATTCGGGGGTAAATCTGATATACCTAAACAGAATACTAATGTACCTAGAGTAAATACTGGTAATAACTTTGATAGTAGATCTAATACCTATATGGATAATAAAGCTACTATAGGAAACGGTAATCTTAACTTTAGTTCTAATGGAGTATCTATATACGATAAGCAAGGTTCTAGTAAGAATAGAAAAGAAGGCTTCGATAAGAAGAATCTATTAGATATAACTAGAAGGGCTATGGAGAGAGCTGGTTGGGGTCCTACAGAACAAGCTTTATTTCTAGCGCAGATTACACATGAAACTGGTAACTTCCGTTATATGGAAGAGCTAGCTAGTGGTGAAGCTTACGAAGGTAGGAGAGATCTTGGTAATACTCAACCTGGTGACGGTACGAGATTTAAAGGTAGAGGTCTTATACAGGTTACTGGTAGAGCTAACTATGAGAAAATAGGTAAGATGTTAGGTTTAGACCTAGTTAATAATCCTGAACTTATAGCTAATGATCCTAAAGTAGCTGTAGACGCTTCTATGGCATGGTGGGAGCTTAAGAAGAAAGAGTCTAAGAAGTTTAGAGAGTCTATAGAGAATGGAGATATAGTAAGTAATACTAGAGGTGTTAATGGTGGTTATAATGGACTAGGAGAACGTACAGCGTACTACAACCAGTATAAAGAGTTCTTAGCTAAGAATGGTACTGGTGCTAATCCAGCTGACACTCCTAACACTGATCAAGCTCTTAACCAAGGTTATCAAACTAGTTCAGGTTCGTTTAGTGGCGATGCTTCTACTGTAGTACCATCTGGAGATCCTAAAGTAGATGCTATGGTATCTGCTATTAACTCTACAGCTACTCCACAGTCTAGAGGTAAATGTGCTACTGCGGTTAGAGAAGCTCTAGATGCCGGTGGTTTCAAAACAGCTGATGGTCAAACTGTTACACAAGCCTTTAGAGATAAAGGTTTAGCTGGTTCAGCTTACATGTACGATAGTAATGGTATACTCAACTCTGTAGGATTTTCTAAGATAGATCCTAACACAACACCAGCTACAGGTGATATAGAAGTATTTCCTGGTTCTAGTGCATCTCCACATGGACATATACAAGTCTATAATGGTAATAACTGGGTATCTGATTTTAATCAGAATGGTGGCTCTATGAATAGACCATACGGTGCTCCTGGTTCTAAATATGCTGGTATAACACCTAGTATGTTTAGATACTCTGGTAGCTCTCCAGTTCCAGATGATGCTATGGCTTCTAAACCAGATGGAGCTACTGTAAACTCTACAGATAGTAGTACTACACAAACTGCTGATGCTGGTAGTAATATATTAGCTAAGTCTATAGATGCTGGTAATGCAACACAGACTCAACAGCTTGATGTTCAAAAACAGATGCTAGATGCGCTTACTGCTCTTAATAAGACTATAAGTGCTACGCCATCTGATAGAATACAAGATACTCGTAATGCTGTTAATAACAATACTAACTACACTGGTAGTAAGAATGATAGACAGGTAGCTAGTAGAACTGACTATCTTTATGACCAGATGAACAGTAGCAAACCAGCAGCTTCTAACGTATTGTTAAGTAAAGCTGAGCATCTTAATACTGGCACAGGTAAATAAAAAAAATAGATGCTACTAGAGTACCTTACAGTACTCTAGTAGTTATCTTATTTCTTATTATTCTCTTTATAGTATTTCTCTCTAGAGGCTTTATCTTCTTCTTTCAGTCTAGCTTTATCGAATACACCTAAATGCTTAACTGCTTTATAAGATTTAATAAGTTCTGTTATATTCTCTTCGTTAAACCTATCTTCTTTAAGTAGCTTCTCTATGTTTCTTACTATATCTAGATAAGTACCTAGTTTAGTTATATTCATAAGTACTGGAGTACTAAACTCTGGTACATATTTATTCCTTACTACATACTTAGCTATGGTTAATGGTAGTTTATTCTCTTTTAACCATTTCTGTAGCTTACTATCTTGTGCTACTCTAGTACATATTACATATGCTACTATAGCCCAATAGTTAGGTAGTTTAATAGTAGGTAATTTTCTTATTATACCAAGATCTTTATTACTAAATTGTCCTTTAATTACTAACCTACTAGGATAATATTTAGTACTTACGAACTGTATAAACCTACCTATGCTTCTTACATCTCCTATTACTGTTCTAAATAGATAGTTATAGTTAACACTTAAGCTTCTACCTAATTGGGATTTACTTTCAGCTACTAGTGATATATAGTCTTTACCTTCTTCTAGTCCTTCTATATTAGGAAATTCAACTCTATTCATTATCCACTCCTTCTACTATACCACTCTCTGGTAGACTATCTATATACTCTTTTCTAGTCTTAGCTATCTCAGCTTCAGATTGAGCTTCATTCTCTTTTACTAGCTTAGGTGCTAATAGGTTTACTATACGCATACTAAGTACTCTTAACATCATACCTTGTACAAACAATGCACCATAAGTTTCTAATATAGAGTTCTTATACTCTGGCATAAGATTTACATACGTTTTATGTAGATCTTCGTCAAATCTAAGTGGAGTATATATCTCAGCTACAAAACTAGACATACTAAATAGGTTTACACCTTGTTGTACAAAACTTGTATTCAATATCTGTAGTATCTCTATTCTAGTCTCTTGTTGTGCTGGGTTAGCAAATATCATACGTTTATATCTATCTAGACCTTTAAACGTAAAATAACCAAATGTGTTTATAGTATCTAAATCACTTAGAAAGTCTGTTAAAGCTTTTACATTACCGTAGCTATTTACTAGCATCTCTGCAGCTTTATCTAATATCTCTTCTGTTATGACTACGGTTTCTTCACTACTCATTGTCTTCTCTTTTCTTGCTATTCTTAGCTTTAGCATCCCTAATAAGCTCTCTTAGTTCATCTTCAGATAGATTACTAAGATCTGTTAGTGGACCAGCTGTATTTACTACATGTTGTGTAACTTCTATCCATTCAGAGTTACGTTTAGTACGTACAGCAACAGTAAATCTAAAATCTGTTATCTCTAATAGATGCGATATAGTCTTAACAAATACGTTAAATGTCATACTACTATCTGTAGCTTGATCATATAGTCTCACATCTAGTTTCTTATCTAGTACTGTATCTAGTTCAGTTCTATAGAGCCTATCTTTAAGCTCAGCTCTCTTACACAGTACTTTAAGTTTATTAGTAAGTCCCATCTTACCTACTAACGCTCTAAACATAGCTGCTAGTGTACCGTTAGCAGTATGTTCAACTTCTTTACTATATACTTCGTTAGAAGTATGCTTAGCTCCCTGAGTAACTTCATTACCCATTTTAAACTCCAATCTTTCTATATACGTCTATATAGAAAAGTTTTATTTTATAGAAGAATAAACTTGATCTACTATTCTTCTTATATAAATAATATGTAACTGAATTGTTCTCAGATTGACACTGAGTTTAACATCCTGCTTCATACCACTATATATATTAAAATAGTTATCAAACTTCTTAAATACTTCTAATAGTCTTTTTATATCTCTAATAGGATCTACTGGTATTCTACCATCAGTACTAAGAAACTCTAAATAGCTAATATGATTTATCTTATCTCCAGATACTAATACAGTCTCTATATAGCTATTTAGTATATCTTGTTTCATTATCTCTTCTAGTACTTCTATATACCTATCTATATTATTAAATATAAAATCAGATTCTAGCCTATATAGTAACTTTAAATCTATATCAGAGTTTATTATTTTATCTATCTTATCGCCATATGTTAATGGCTTAGATTTCTTAAATAACCAATCTAGCATACGGCTACCTTTCTTACTTAAAATATTTACTATAGAACTCTTTTAAAAAAATATATTAAGCTACACCCTACCATTCTAATATTACTTAGAATGGTAGAGTATACATATAGTGTGGGTTTATTATTAGTTCTTTATAAGTAACATAAGCCATAGATAAACTATCTACAGCATGCTCTGATAGTAAACTTAGATCTATTAGATTAGCTATCTCTGGTATCCTGTAGAGGTTCTCTCTCATAGAGTCTTTATCTGCTTTACCAGTAGCTCCTACAGCAGCTTTTATATACTTAGGAGCATATTTAAATATTCTACACCAAGGATTAGAGATTCTACTAGATAGCTCTATAGTAGCTACATATTGAGACAGTTGTATAACAGATTTAGGAAATCTACTGTTCATAAACGCAGCTTCTAATCCTATAGCTAATGGGTTATAGTAGTAGTGCAAACCATTTATAACCTCTCTAAGTTTAACTAGCCTAGATAACATAACATTATAAGTACCATCATCTACATATCTATCTAATACTATAGTTTGACTCTCTATAGCTACTATATTATTAGTTACTGTATCTATATGTAGTATACCTATACCTAGATTATTTCCTGGATCTATACCTACTATAGTATAAACATTATCATTACACTCCATAGTCTAAATCCTATTTATAAGGATCTATATTATAAAATGGCTCTGCACCACCTATCTCTATAGCTCTTTGGAATTTCTCTTTACTATTTAAGTCTAACATAACATCAAGATCTAAATCTACAAAATAAGTAACTTGCATATCTACTGCTTCAGTACCATAAGATGTACTTACATCATAGCCATGGCATATACCTAATTCTGTTATCTTAACTACATTCTCTAAGTCTAGTAGTTTTAATACATTCTTAAGTTCTTTTTGTTCATCTTCTAATAGATTAAACTCCATCTTAAATCTATTTATAACAGAGTTAGTCTCTATAGCTAGTTTAGGATCAGATGGTTTATGTACTGGAGTAGGGTTTAAGTATCTATCAGAATCAAACTGCATTATACTTAATACATCGTTTTTATCTATCTTATTAACTAAGTAGTTATAGTTTCTATAGTCTATAAGATCACATACTCTAGCATAATATGCATAGTAGTCAGTACCTTTGATATTAATGGTCTTACGTAGTCTATACTTCTGTCTAGTATACATATCAAGATCATTACTAACTTCTCTTATTATAAAAGGTATATGGTTAAATAATGCTGCATCTAGTACAGAGTGCGGACTATACTTATAAGCATTTACATTATCTATTATAATATTACCACCTACACCTAGTACAAAATATTTAACTCTAGGGAATACAGGTTGTTCTATAGTACCAGTAGGTGTGTGATCACCTGGCATAACAGAGAACTTTTCATTTAGAGTAGTATTCTTATGTACTTTATAGTACCTATTAGCTAACATAGCGTTTATTAGTGTTAAACCATATATAGTAAGTTGGCTACTTTTGATCATCTTCTTCTCCTAGTATAGCTTCCATAGTTAGCTCTGGTTGCTCTAAACTAATCTCACCTGGTACAAAATCAGGTCTACTTAGATTTACATCATCGTCTTGTAATTGAACATCTTTGGTCTCAGTACCACGGAGAGCTTGTTGTGCTCTCTTATTAGCTTGTTCTCTTAAGATACCTGTAATAGTAGCTTTAATCTCAGCTTCATTCTTAACAGCAGTCTGTTTAAGTCTAGTGTTAGCTGCTTTATCTATAGCAGTATCTATAGAGTTAAGTACTTCGTTAGCTACTCTTATATCTCCAGCTCTCTTTGGAGCACCTTCTTTAAATATTTCTCCCATGATACTAAGTCGATAATTAAGTGTTCTATCAAGTAGTTCTTGTTCTACTTCTGTATATATGCTATTATTGCTTTCCATAGTGTTTAATATTCCTTTCTAATATAATATATACTTAAGATCACGCAAAGGTACTTTATTAGAGAATACAAGAAGTTATTAGATTAACATAAAATATAGATATGGAGTGTATAAAATATGAAGATACATATGTTCTTATATACAGATGGTTCAGCTGGACCAACTGTACCAGGTTATATAGGTATGGGCTATCATGGTTACTACTACGACGATGAAGCAGAAGTAAAACGTTCTGGAGATGTACCTAAAGATGGTTTTCCTTCTAAGGTAGGTTATTTAGGACCTGATAATATGTCTGGTTATTCTAATATAGAACACCTTAAAGTAAATCCTATAGGTTACTTAGATGGTCACTATTCAGATGGTATAGCTATAGGTTCTAGTAATGAAGCAGAGACACAAGCTATAAAGATAGCTCTAGAAGAAGTTACTAAGTATATGGTAACTAATGATCTACCATTAAAACAACTTACTATACTATCAGATAGTCAAATAGCTCTTATTATATATACTAGAGTTATGAAACATATTAAAGAAAATCCAGATTGGTTAACATTAGATCAAGTTAAGCTTAGAGAAGAAGTTGATAAGAAGTATGGTTCTATAGCAGAGTCTACTAAACAGCATATTACAGAACTTATACCGTATGTATACTCTAAGCTTAAAGAGCTTAATAATCCACATATAGTGTTTGAGAAAGTAGCTGGTCACTCTGGTAATATTGGTAATGAAATAGCAGATATGCTAGCTGTAACAGCTAGAAAGAACTCTAAAGATGGTAACTTAGTAAATAACGTAGTATGGAATACAGAACGTTATTGGAAACCTAATATAACTAGACATCCATTCTTAAGATTTAGACAGCTATTCTTTATACATAATACTGATAATAACATTAAACCAGATAGTGCTTACTTTACTATTATGGACTATGGTTCTATAGATATAGGTAAACGTTCTGGAGAACCTCTATATGGTATGGTAAGACTAAACGAAGTACCTACTGATATAGTAGATGTTATTATGTCATACCAGAAGACATTTACAGAATATCCTATGCTAGTATATACATTAGATCTAGATAAGTTCTATAAACCAGAGTATAAGAGATTTTTTAGTGGTTTAGGTAAAGATGCTTTAGTACCTGATAAAGGTGGTAACCTATCTGTTATGTCTAGAGACACTATGATATATCCTATTAAACCATCTGGTCTAGCTAAGAGAGTATATGATAAAACAACTTCTTTAATATCTATACTAGAGAGAGCTAGAGAAGAAGTTAATACACATAAGAATGGTTCTAAAGGCAGATGGTATTTTGATATTACTAGTAGAATATATACAGCTAGTGGTAAGAAGAATATTTGTACATTAGCTTCTGGTACTAAAGATATACCATTAAAAGGTTTTGAACTAGACTCTAAAGAGCATGCTCTTAATAATAAACTTATATTAGGTATAGATCTACCAGATCGTAATACTCTTAAGTCTATGGAGAGTTTTGATCCTAAAGTATATGTAATGTTCCAACAAGATGGACCAGCAGCATTCAGTTACTATACATTTATATTCGCAGACTCTATAGGTAGTTATGGTATATATCATAACTTATTTAGTAGTCTAGTACTGTTCAATACTAAGAAAGGTAAATAATGAATTTTAAAGAAGAATTAGCTAAATGGAGAGAAGAACGTTCTATAACACTAGAGTCCCAACTACCAGGACTAACAAGTAACCTCTTAGAAGAGGTTACTGAACTTAGTAGAGCTACTGAGCTAGTTAATGTTATAGATGCTATGCTAGATTATAATGTATTTCTAGCTAATGCTATAGAAGGTATAGATATAGATCCTATTTTAGATCCTGAGATAGTTAAAGAGATAGAAGAGAAACATAAGAAACTATCTGTTATGACTAATGAAGATTTAGCTCTATATAAGAAATCTTTAATATCATTACTATTAGAAGGTATTAGAGCTTCTATAGCTATCACTATGCCTAATATAAAACAAGAGCATATAGATAGCTTTACAGAATACTTAAATGGTATTATAATCAATATTAAATCTAGTATAACTTTACTTAACTATGACTATGCTAAATGTTTAGAAGAAGTTATGAAAGCTATACATACTAGAAAAGGTCATTGGGATGCTACTATATGTAAGTTTGTAAAAGATAAAGTACAACCAGATAGATACGAACCAGATTACACTAACTGCAAACTATAAACAACTATAAAAAGACAACTAGAGTATGTCTCGTACATACTCTAGTTGCTATAATTCATTTTATTTAGGAGTGTAAATGAAAAAAGATCAGTTCTCTGTGCTACACTGCTTAACTTATAATCTAATAAACACAAACATTATCAGACTATTCATTATTCAGCTGGCTGATCCTCAGTAGAACTATTATACTCTTCAGTTGTATCTGTAGATGTAGACTCCTCTGTAGTTCCTGTAGTCTCTTCTGTAGACTCTTCAGAACTAGATTCATCTCCCATATCCATATCATCTTCCATACCCATATCCATATCATCACCTTCAGAACCTTCTTCAGATCCCATATCAGAGCCACTATCATAACCTCCGTAGTCAGATCCAGAACCCATATCTCCAAACTTATCTTTAACTTGTTTTTGATAAGACTCAGATAGTTTCTTAACATCTTTACCACGTCTCTTAGCATACTCTATGAATGCTTCTACTACAGATTGTGACATATCGGCATTCTCATCTAGGAATGGATACATTAGATGTCCATCATCTTGTTTTACATACCATTCGAATAACTCTGGCATATAGTTGTTATTCTGTAGCCATTTCTTAAGAACACCAGCTTTTATAATACCTTTAATTTTCTCAGCATCACCATTAGCTCCACCTATAAAATAGGTATCTAATAGTTCTGGAGCATATAGAGCATCTGCTGCAGAGTCTAGTCTAGTTTTAAATCCATCGAATGCTTGTGCTTTCTCATCATCATTACCAAACTCTGGATATGGTAATACTACTTCTAACTCTGTTCTAAATACATCGTAGATATACTCTGCCATATCAGAAGCTTTTACTTTAGATAAACTAACTTCATTATCTTCAGCTGTTTCTGCTTTAAGATGTTTATTTATAACCTCTTTATTAGCTTTTATAGTATCTAGTACTTCTTGTTTTAATAATGGGTCATTAGTTAAATATTTACGTACATGTTTACTAAGCATTAGCATAAACTTATCTTGTAATCTTATTATACGTTTTGCTAATAGTTTATTCTTAAGTACTACAGTAGCTGCAAAATCTTCTTTAAGACCTTGCTCTATAAGCTCTGGAGATATACCTAATGATTTTAATATCATATTCATTATGTTAGTATAAGTTTCATTACCAGAGTCTATAACATCACCGCCTATGCCAGTTCTAGTATCTCTAGTTACATCCATCTTAGGTAGATATGGAGATACTACTTTAAGAGTATAACCTTGTCTTATTATCCAGTTGTGTAATGAAGTATGTTCTGTAGTACCTAAAGGAAAACCTACATTATTAGTACGTAGTACTTCTGACATATACTTTTCAGCACTAACCATAGGGTTAGTATCATCTTCATCTAGCTCTAGTGTAATATCAGTAACTGGTATCATATTTTGTATACTAGATTTAACATTAGCATATAGTAACATACCAGCCATAGATGCTAATACTAATAGATCTTCTAATAGTGATTTACCAGTACCATTCTTTCTATAATCAAAAGCATAGTACTGTACTAGCTCTACTGGCATATATAGTAGTTTAGTACCTTTAGACTGTAATGCTCTAGCTAGCATAACCCTATATATATCAGCGCTCTCTTTTACATCTACTAGTTCATCTAGATGTCCATTACGTAATCTAGATTTGATCATATGGTCTACTATATCGTTATATAGTTGTTCCATACCTTCTAAACCAGTTACATCTGCTAAACCACCAAATAGACCTAATCTAGCTTTATTTATAATATTAGTTTTAATATCACCACTACCTACAGGATTTTGAGTATTACCACAAGCTGCCATAAGATCGTAGTCTTCTAATGCTTCTACTAGGTTAATAGGGTTACCATATTGATCTAGTACTACGAAGTAACCTACGTGCCTTTCTGGTTCTCCTATAGCATATATAGGTATTACAGATTCTACAGGTAGTTTCATTACTAATGGAGTATCTACAGACTCTCTAAAGGTTTCATCTTCTTTTAATACAAACTCCATTTCAGATGGTTTACTACCAGCATTATTTCTAAATAAGCTATTAAGATACTCTATCTTTTCATTACCTAGTTCATCTTCTAGGTTCATAGTGTATTTATCTTTTTTACTATCACCAGTAAGGTTATCTCTTATGTTTTTACCAGATCTAAGTATAGAGTAATCTGATGTAATCTCTAAGTTAAGATTAGCTTCTGAGAATGTAAATGTCTTCTTACCTATATCAGTTTTTGCATCTGCAGATACTACACCATACTCTCTCTTTAAGGATTCTCCATTTACACTATAGATAGGTTTAGTATTATTCTTACTAAATGCTAACATAAGAGCTTCTGAGTTGATTCTACTACCTTCATTATCTACATATTGAAAGTTATTATTTACTCCATTATAGCCACCAGAATAGTTAATGAGTCTATCTACAGAAGCTTCTGGAATGATAGCTTCTACATAAGCGCCTTTAGTAAATAGAGCTTCTTCTAGTATAGTTTGTAATTTATTTTCTAGATGAAAGTTTTTCTCTATGTATTCTTTTATAGTATTGATTATACTAGACTTAACAGAAGTAGCTAAGTTAAGACTAGGTGCCTGATAGTTAAATCCACTAGTAACCATGCTATTTGGATCTATAATACTAGATGTCATAATCTGTATACATATCTTTAGATCTGGTAATAGCTTAAGTATAGATTCATTATTACGTATCTTATTAGCGATAGATCTTACTACTGCCTCTTGGTTATAAGCTGTGTAAGGACGTCTGTTGGCTGATTGCCCTGTATTTAGCTTGCTTAAAGCAGCAGCTACTTGTGGGGCAGTATTTATTATGTTTGGAATATTTGGTTGTATTAATTTATCATCTGCCATAATTATATCCTTTCTACAATGAGTAAATAAAAAACAAAAAGGAGGCTTCAAGATGTATACCATAGATCGCTATATGGCTAACATCAGGCAGCTCACGAATAGCCTTGTAATTAAGGTAAACGAGCTTCCTATGGTAGTAAATATAGGTGTTGAAAATACTATTGGTTACGATCCAGGTAAGCATAAACCAACTAGAGCAAATATTAAAACTTGGAAGTATTATCTTAATATAGCTGGTAAAATGCATCCACTAGATAAACCTATTAAGATACGTGTTATAGAAACCGAGAGAGAAGAGGTACTTACTAAAGAACTATTAGATAGATACCCTATAACTAAGATAGAACTATGTAAAATGGACAAGTTCTATACTAACTTTATGAACACCTATCCAGAATACCAACGTTATATACATGGTTGTATGTTTCCAGTAGATATAGATAGAGCTATAGAAGCTAAAGAAGGTACTATACTAGCTTATAATAAAGATCTAGTAGAAGAGAATGAATATTACTTAATAGAAGAACTAGAGAAGTATATTAAGTCTATGCTATCTAGGTACCATGTAAAACCATATACTATAGTAGATGAACTATATGTAGCTTCTCTTATGGGTTATCTATATGCTGCTATATATACTAAGATATTTAACTTAAGATTAGAAAAGATAGGTACTTTTCAAGTACATAGTTTTCACTTAGAGCATTTCTTTAGATCTAGAATGGACCTATGGGATGATGTTAATATACTTAATAAAAGATCTCTATTCTGGTTATATAAGAACTTAGACTCTATGATGCATAATGTAGGTAAAGAATCTACCTTTAAGAAAGTCTATAATAAGTTATTCGCCATGAACTATGTAGGTATTGGAGAATATACTCTAAATAGACCAGATCCTAAGTTCCACGATAATAAAACTGATGTTTCTAATCCATCTTATGTTAGAGATTCAGCTACATTAGTAACTAAACAACTTAATAACTATTACCTTACTAATAATGGATCTGAAGAGTCTGTAATCAGTATGACATCTAGAGAGCTTACTGGTCTAGATGATGTAAATAAGAATATGCCTCCAGTATTCCAAAAGTATATAGAGAAAGTTACTAAAGAAAAAACTGATAAGAATATCTTAGCAGTACAGAAGACTAAGATATTAGACATAGATCGTTCTAATTTACTTAAGAAAACAGGATTAGATCTATTCTCTTTAGTTATGGACTACTGGGCTTATGCTCTACATAAAGATAAACTATATAAGCTTAAAGTACAATATGATGGTAATATCTATACAGACCAAGATAAAACTACTTTTGGTAATGCAGAAATTGATTATGTAGATACTGAGAATAAGATCTATACAGTAACACCTAAGATAGGTTTACTAATGCTTATTAAGCTTATGCTATATGCTAGTAATAACCTAGATCTTAAGATAAGTAAAATAACTTATAATAGAGTATGTGATTTTGATAAAGATAACTTTCAGAAACTAATAGATACTGCTATCATAAACGATGGTGTATCTAAACCAGTACTAGAAGCTATTAAAGAGAACTTACCTACTGAACCAGAGTTATTTACTACTGTAAATATATTTAAAGATTTTATTAATAATGCTATAGATCTTAGTAAGATAGCTTGGGTAATGGCTAGTAACGTACAGAACTTCTTTACTTCAGATGCTATTAAAAGAGTATTCGGTAGTATTACTAAAACAGATAGTTTTCCACTAAGTGATGATGGTAAAGAGTATACTATAGATCAGTTACTTAAACAAAATGGTATAGTATTCCCTATTAACCAATATACAGATATAGTAGCTACTATGAAAGCTATGATAAAAACATTTACAGGTGTAGAGTTAGACCAAGAAGATGTACTATTACAGAATATGGACAAATATAGAAGGATCATTAAGAAACTTACTTCTTATAGCTTACAGGCTATGGGATCTGCAGGTGTAATAGACGATATTACTGTTTATTATAATAACCCTACAGTATTAGTTACTAAGAATGGTTTTGTACTAACATATGGTTTAGAGCTAGATGGTTTAGAATATGATATAGCTAGACTTAAAGCTTATGCTTGGGATAATCCATATTACCTTAATGTTAATATTATAGAGCTTAGAGCTAAGATGGTTATAAATAAACTAAAACCTATATCTGGTCATATGGTAATAAAAGATTCTGAATTAAGAAAAGATGGTTACACTTATGGATACTCTGCAGACTTTGAAACTATACCATCATTCAGACTAGACGACTATAGATGGTATAATGATTGGCTTACTGTTAAACAAGCTGAACTAGATGCTCTAGAGAATGAAATAACAGAACTAGATGGAGGTTCTATAGATAGCTCTATAGCTCCACATAGTAATACTATTAATCTTAAATCTGCTATAGTAGAGTATAAGAAAGCTTATGGAGAACTTATAGTAAAAGATGGTCCATGGTTAGAGAATGTAACTGCATACGGATTTAATACATTACCATCATTCTGGGATGCTAACTTTAAGTCTACAGATTTTCTATCTACTGTAGGTATAGATCTTACTCCAGTAGAAGAAGTAGAACATATGTTATCTACAGAAGCTACAGAGACTGAAAATAGAGTAGAAGCTACTAAAGAGGTTAAAGGTAAACTTAAACTAGTAGAAGAAGCTACTGGTGATATGTTAGAGAAACATATAAGTTTTGCTAATGAAGCTACTTATGATTTTAATAATAAGTATAAAGTAATGGACATAACAGATTTTGTATATAATACTAAATATGTTAAGATAGGACTTATGGCATTTGCTAATGGTAAAAATAATCCTAATGAACTACTTACTTATGTTAATAAAGAAGTTGCTAATAATGTGCCAGAAGTAGTTACTAATAAGACTGGAGCTCTAATAGGAGCTCATGGTAGAAAACTAGATATAGATCCTATAGGTAGAGAAGATGCTATAGGTTTAGCTATGCTGCCTTATGTAGTTACTACTAAGAAAGGTAATACATTTTCATCTCTTATGTACTTAGGTCTTATAGATACCGATGGTAATATGGATGTTTATGATTGTACTAGTATACCAGAATCTAATAAGATAACATTTGATCAAGTAGCTATGTGTCCTGTAGTTAAAACAGTGCCTAATGTAGTACATGGTGAAACAGTAGTACTACCTTCTAAAGTATCTAAAGATAAAGTAATAACTGTATATGCTAACTTAAAAGATAACTTACAGTTACCAGGTAGTATACGAGCTAATACTAGCTTAGAAGATAGTTTCTATCCTATAGAGCCTAATGCATCTGCTAAACCAAACTATAAGCACTCTGCAGGTAGTAGAGTAGAATCTAGCTTAACTGGTCTTAGTGGCGGTCAACCTACTCTAAATGAAACTGACACTATGAATAGTATATTAGGTTACTTCTTAAGACATTACTCTTCACCATCTGGTGTTAAAGCTAATGATAAACGTATACTACGTACGTCACACTGGATAAGAGATAACTATAAACTCTACATATTTAACTCTAGATCATTCTTAGAGACTAATATACCTTATCATAAACGACCTACACTACGTGATCATTTAGTTAAGATATTAGCTTATAAAGATACAGATACTGTTAGTAACCAGTATAAATGGTTAATGATTAACCACAGGTACTATAAGTTACAATCTGATATTAGGTTTACTAACTATGAATATCCTAGGTTAGGTAATAATAAAGAGAGTTTAGCTATACTGGCTAACTGTCCTATACTCTATATAGATATGATAGAATCTACAGATGAATCTGAAGCTAATAAGTTAGTTATAGTAGAAGTAGATAGAGACTATGATAGACCATGTGTTAACTATGGAGTATTTGATAGGAGCTATAGTTATGAAGAGTTTAAAGCAGAGCTAGGTGAACATACTGATATTGGTAATATACCTAGGTATGAATTAGCACCAGAGTTTAATAAACTAATGTTAACTCCATCTGCTACTTATCAAGAACTATTAGATAAAGTAAAAGATTACTTAGGATACTGGGAGATAGGTAAACTAGAACTAGTTAATGTAGGTAATAACCTAGTTACAGGTATATCTACTACACCAGCTAAAGAAGAGATACTATCTAAGTATGGTACAGACTATCCTTGGTTAAAATTCTTAAATATAGAAGAGTAAGAGAGTGTAAACTCTCTTACTCTTCTTAATAGTTATAATGTATTTTTAATATGCATACCTTGTAAGTAATACTTAAGTGTTCTAGTAGACACTACTCCGCCATTACTAACTAAGTTAGCTACATCTAGTATATCTTTTTGGGATACTTCACCGTTATTAGCTAACTGTCTTACATATTCAGATTGTGCTTTAAGATCTCCACCACGTATTCTAACCATCTCAGTAGCAGTATCTTTCATATCCATAGCTATAAGCATCTGTTGTTCTGGATAGGTTAGTTTACTAGATCTAGATTTACCAGCAACTTGACCAGTTAGTACATCTGTAGTCATACTGTGTTCTGGTATACTTATCTTTTTAGATAATAACTGTTGTGCTCTTCTTATAGGTAGTATCATAGTTAAAGCTTTTATAGGTAACATATGATCTGGATAGTCTGGATGGTTAGTTACCTTAACTCTTTGAAAGAACTCATGTCCTAACTGTTTAGCTACTCTAAAGTTATTCTCTACAGATACTCTAGTTTTACCATCATTAGGTACCACTATAGATATATGTATCTTACCTTCTTTCATACCTACCATAAACCTATCAAACTCTTCATCTGTCATTCTATCGAATAGATCTTGATATAGTTTAGTATTCTCATTACCAGCTACTATAGCGCCTACATACTTTATTATATAATCTTGTACAGCTTTACGTTTAGTATTCATATCTAGTATTACCTTTACTCTTATTAGAAAAAATCATCGATCTTGATATACTATAGATAAAAAAGGATCGGCTAGACTATATTTCAAGTCTAGCCAATATGCGTTTACAAAAAGATCATATATATTACTTATCTTCTTCTAGAGAAGCTTTAGCTTCCTTCTCTGCTTCTAAGAATAGTTCAAATACTTTATTAGCAGCTAAGTAAGGTACCACAACCTCTTCTATCTTCTCTATCCATTTATCATGTTTACCAGACATATCTATAGAAGCTAATACCATTTCAACATTCTCTAACTCTAGATAGCCTCTAGCTCTTAATAGAATCTGTATAAAGAATCTATTAAGATTCACACGTTGTACTAGAGAGTGCGTATTAACGCACAATGCTACTATAGGATTCCTTAGAAAGTAATCTTTAGCTTCTGTAGATACTCTAGTTTCTATTATCTTAGCAACATGTGCTACTAAGTCTATATCATTATCTTGCCTTTTGAACCAATTCACAGGTTCTTTATGTTCTATCTCAACATCTGCTACATCGGTTACTATATTAGCAGCTGAAGTGGATATGTTATTTTCTAGCATAGCAGATCCTTAGTCTTAAAGAGTGGAGTACATAGTATAACAAACTTATCTATTAGCTCCACTTTAGTTATAGTGTATTTATTTCTTTCGGTTTTCTTAAGACGCTTAGTAGCAATATTACAAGCATCTGGTATATTGTCAGTTTCCACAGTATGCGTCATAGTTTCGTACGTTAAAGTATTCTTAAACTCTACATCATACTGATTCATAAGTTACTTCTCCTTTTTCTTAGTATTAGTATTCTCACTAGTCTTAGATAACTCTTTAACTCTAGCATCATACCACCATGGTCTATATAACTCTTTTCTCATTTTTAAAAGATCTACAGTATTAAGATATGGTACTGGATGTGAATATTGGTTAAGTGTCCAATATCCTCTAGTGTCTAATAGGATATTCCAATCATAACCTAGTTTCTTAATATCTTCATAGAGTTCAGCTGGAGTACACATAAGCCCACTCTCTATAACCATTCTATGGTATGTAGCTAGTTGTAATAACTCAGCTGTTATATTAACAGCTCTTCTAAGTTTAGGATCAGTATCTAATTTAGATCTTACAGTAGTTCTAGATAACGATACTTCTGGATATATATCTAAAGCATAGCTTCTATCAGAACCAGTTATACCGAATCCAGGAGTACCTGATTTATTCTGTCTTAAGAAATGAAACTCTGTTAGAGATGGTAGCACACCTTCAGATTGTGAAATAAGTACTTCTATATTACCACCAGATGGACCTGATTTAGATCTTAGTGTAGTTAATGTAACTTTATTAAGATCTGCTTTAGTAATATCATTAGGGTCTTTAGGATACTCTGGACCTTTAGTACCTTGGTTATAGAAGAGACTACCAGTATGTGCTTGATAAGCTATATTAGTAAGAAAACTAAACTTACTACCTACTGATTTAATACTATCGCCTGTTTTAAGAAACTGTAACTTCTTAGAAGGTTCTTCCCAAGGTTGCATGCCCATATTAACCTTATCTCCAGTATGAGCTGTTAGTGTAATATAGGTACTAGACGCAGGGCATCTACCTGGTAACTGACTTAAGAACTTAGTTTTAAAGTTACCTTGCTTCATAGCGTACGTATTAGTATCTTTAGAATCTAAATCTCCAGATAGCATCTCAGCAACTGAAGCTGCTTCAAACTCTGTAAAACTATCTATCTCTACAAATGTAGGTCTAGGTATAGACATAGGCTTATGTGTATAAGGATCTAATATACACTCTATAGTAACATAGTCTTTCTTATCTTTTTGTTTCTCTTCCATATACTCGAATAGTTTATCTCCCCATTCATTAGCAGGTAAAGAAGATTTATCCATAATGGTCCATATAGGATCATTACCTTGTATAGTACCTTCTCCTAGAGAAGGAAATTGAGCTGCAAAGTGCTCTAGTCTATCGAAGCTTATATTAACTTCAGTATCATAAGTTAATATATAAGTTTTAGTAGCTTCTGCTATCTTACTAGCAGCTGATAGAGTCATATAGTGTATAAGAGTACTTTTAAAGTTATTACCAGCACCTACTACACCAACTACTTGTCCTAATCCACCATTATAGAGTGTCTCACCTTTAGCTCCTGTTATGATAGAAGCTGTTGGTATATCCATTAGACAACCTACTGGTATATATATTTTTGGTTTAGCTCTATTATCCATAGCAAAATTAAACATTCCAGCCATAATTATTTTATTAAACTCCTTTAGCATATCAAATTTTATATTCAATGTTTATTAAGTTTTTATAAAAAGTATCCTACCTAAAGCTTAGATACCTGATTTTCAACATACATTAGATAAGGAACCTCTGATGAAAAATATTTATAAAACATATAAAATATCTAAAGAGTTAACCCCTGATATGAAATATGCTATAGAGCAACTAACAGCTAATCAAGAAGGTTTTGGTAGCTTTCTAGTAGATGCTTCTAACTTCTTTAAGAAGAAAATAGATGCTATCAGAGGTGTGTTTGGTCTTAATAGTAAAAATGATACTAAAGAGATCTCTAAAGAGTCTAGTAAACTATATAAAGATTTACAAAGCTATGATAAGCTAGTAAAATCTATAGGTAGTAAACAAGATAAATATGATGCTGTATCTAGTATTATAGTACCTTGGATACCAGGTGTTAAATCAGATCTATATACACTAGTAACTGGATTAAAATCAAATGTATCTGGTATATACGATAATGGTTTACCATACCTAGAAGAAGCAGATACATTCCTAGCTAAACTATTAGGGGATGAAGAGTATGCTACTTCTGTAATACCTAATAAAGAACTACTAGGTAAACTAAGTAGCTATAAAGACAGTACTACTAAATATCTTACAGATGTTATTGATGGTAGAACACTTATGGATAATAGAGAGCTTAAAGATGTTATACCTAACTTTAGCTCTGTAGAGGTTATACATAATAGTTTTAAAGATATGATAGTAGCTAAAGAATTAGAGAATGTACAACAAGTGTTTAATAAAGCAGAATCATTAGCGGCTAGAGCTAAAGAACTCTATAATAGAGTACAATCTAAAGACTTTACTATAAGCACTGTAAGAGCTAAAGAGATGGGTCCATTACTACAAGACTCAGCTGCTATAGTAACTAACATAGGAGCTATAGTAAGATTACTAGATGCTGGTGTTACAGTACATAAAGCAATACTACAAAAACTAGATAAGTTAATATAAAAAAATAAAGATATGCTATAGACAGATACCATATAGGTATCTGTCTATAGTTGTTATTTTAGTACATCATAGAGTGTTGGTATATTGCTATTAATATGGGATCTAAGATCCCATATATAGTGTTCCAACCTACCATTGATACTTTTTAAGCTAGAGCAAGTATGCACTACAGCATTAACGCCCTTAAAGTTACTGTATACAGTTTCAAAACCATAATCAGCACCACATTCAGTATCGGCAATTTTTATTACTAGCTCATTACTAGCAACGCCATATGTCGCCTCTATTTCAAAACCTTCTTTTATAGCGTTATCGTTCATTTCTGCGATTTTAGCCATTAGGTTTTCATAGTTATTCCATGCTTTTAGTATTTTATATATTTTTTCGCCATCTTTTAAGTGTCCTGCGTTGATACCAAATTTAGTATCTATTAGTTCACCTTTTACTGCTATTTCCATATCAGGTACTACAGATATGTCAAACGTTTTAAACGGCTTCTTATTATAACTATATCCCATTGAACCAGTGATGTTATAGCTATCGAAATACTTACGAATAACATCAATAGGATAATGATCTACGTTTATAGCATCCCAAGCAGCAGCGTTAGCTGCTTTTCTTTCGGCTGCCTTCTGTGCAGCATTAACTTTGTTATACCAATTTGGTAAATACTCTTCTTTATTACCTACTAGTATCTCCGCTACAGTATCTTCTTCCTCTATAGTACTCAAGTCTTCGATAGGACTTGTAGTTATACTATCAACTAGAATAAACCATTTAGTATCTTCAGTTTGTATCCTAGCGATTAAATCTTTATCGCCTAGGTCTTTTTGTAACTCAATAGCTTCTATAGCTATCTTGTTAGTGATTGAGAATGATAATATATCACCGCCTTCTTCTGTATATCCATTTAAGTAAAACTCAGTACTTTGCATTTTATGCTCCTTACATTAATTTATTTTTAGCATTTATATATAAGCAGTAAGCTTTAAAGCTTACTGCAACTCTGACCATAAATAGTTTAGTTCTTTATCTAATGAATGTATTTTAGGTACTACATTCGATAGATAAATTTTAGCTTGATAAGTTCTAGTGTCTAAGTTTCTGACCTCAGCCTGAACTTTATTAAGCACCTGAGCAGTAGCTAGTTGATTTCTAGTTACTGCTTTATTTTTAACCTTGTTAACTAATAGTATAACATTATCTTTATTATATATGTAGCTCCTTTGGCTTAATATAGAAGTAAGATTAGGAAATACTCCTAATCTTACTTCTATATATATAATATATAACTGTTTTTTATTCACTTTGATACCTAATATAATCCAGGTGTCAAAGTGCTATTACTAGATCCAATAACTTATACCTACTTGCTGTTATTAGTATCTATATTAACTTTAGTAGCTGTATTTTCATCAACATCAGTAGGTCTATCATCCTTACTAACATTATTTAGTACACCTTCTATATATTTACTATAATCTTTTAAACTAGGCTTGTTATCTATAAGCTTCTTTATCTCTACTATCTCATTCTCTAGTTCTTTAGTAGATTTATTTAGCTTACATATATTATCGTAGTAGCCTGCTACACATACTATACTTAATGCTATTACCCATATCCCACCTATAAATAACGAACATTTAATCAATGCTGAAACAGCTCTATCGAAACTAATAGTAGCATTTATACCATCCCAACATACTACTATGCTGATCATTGTTAAAATAGATGCTATTATAAATACCATAATAGCTATCAACTTATAGACGTTCATGTTAAAGACTTGAAATTGCATCTTCTAACTCCTTATTAAATATTTCTTTTTCTTCTTTATTTAACTCTAACTCATCTTCCATAAGCTTTACTATATTATCTTTAGTTATAGCAAAAGCTTTATTCTCGACAGTTTCTAATATATCTATCTTCTTAATAACTTCAGTATTAGTTTTAAACTTAAATACTAAGTTAGGATATATATCTACTATAGACTTTAGATTCTTAAGTAACTCTGTATCATTTCTTAACTCTACTCTTATATTAGAGCCATTAGGTAACCTAGCTACTTTCTTCTTAAGATCTTTAAGTATCTCTGTTTCAGTTTCATTACTATATGTATATGTTAGAAATGGTAATGCTTTACTATTCTCTAGGAATTTAAAGCTATCATTACCATCTTTACCTAAATGAAATAACACCGCACCTTTCTTCTCTTCTTCACCATGTGCTAACCTATCAAAACTACCTGGGGCTACTATACGTTCATATACAGATGATGTGTGTATATGGCCTATAGCTATATAGTGCTTTACTATATCTAAGTAATCTGATTCTTTATGTACAAAATCCATATCTTTAAGTATAGGCATCTGATAGCTAAAACAACCATGCATAATAGCAATATCTACTTCTGCTAAGTTACTCTCTTTAAGTAACTTACCTACTTCTAAATAGGTATCAGAAGCTTTATGTCTAAACTCATCTGGTACATATAGTATGTTTATATCTAAATCTACCATATGCTCTATATATAAAGTATTTATATACTTATAATCAGCATCTGGAGCTAGTTTACTAGCTACATCTGTAAAACTAGCTACCTGATCATTATCATGGCTAGGAGTACCATATAGTATCCTTAGTTTAATACCATTATCTCTACACCATAGTAGTGCATTAGATAACCATGTCATAATGTGTCTATACTCTATAGATCTACTAGATAGCAGTCTATCGAATATATCACCTGCTATAAATAGTATATCTAGTTTTACTAGCTCTTTATGATAGGTTATAAAGAATCTTTCTAAGCTAAATATAATATTATCAGTATGGTTTCTAGGGTGTCCTAAGTGTATATCTGTTAATACTAAATAGTTTATATCTTTTTTCATTCTGTAGTACTTCTATTTAAATCTACATAGAGTCTTTCATACTCTTCGTTATGAACTTTATCTCTTATGTCTATCTCATCTCGCATAGACTTATGCCACTTATCGTAATTCTCAGCTACCATATTAATAGCATCATATGCTTTATGCTCTAATAAGTAATGCATATAGAAAGCACCTGCTTTAGGTTTAGGCATAACTTGTATTATCTTAGTACCTTTAAAGTTATTACTATAGATATGCTCTTGTAGGCCAGGTATCCACTCTACTAGTATTACTTCAGCATTAGATACTAATAAGTTAAGATCTATAGCTTTATAGTACTGTTGCTGATAACCACGTATAATATATTCATTATCTTCTTTATCTCTTATATAGAGTTCTGGAAAGTCTCTAGGTGTAAATGCATCTATAGTAAGATCTTCTCTATTATAAGATTCTCTTATAGTATTCTTAAGATCTTCTGTTATAAGCCCAGGATAGCATATATAGATTATCTTATTCCAACCTTTAAATCTTTTAATAAACTTATTTACTCTCTCTAAGTCTTCTTTTACCAACATACGTAAAATCCTTTTAATTTAAATTTTAAATCAGTCTATAGAGTTATTCTATAATAAAACAGACTCTAAGTTGAACTGATGATTAAATATAAGGAATATAACTATGATATTAAGATTATCAGATTGGAATAAGTATCCCAAAGCCATAGTGGATACTAAAACTACTAATAAAAGTTTTATACGTGTAGCTCAGATCTATAAAGCTATGGGCGTAGAGAATCATGCTTTTCTATTAGCTTTACATAACCCAGATTTACAAGGTGTAGACCCATTCGATCCTAACCTTACTACAGACCAACGTTATGCTATAGTTACTGAAGTATCTGAAAACCCATGGTATTTCTTTAGAGAGATTATAAGAATACCAACTTCTGGTACACTAGCAGGTATATCTTTTATAGCTAATAGGGCTAATATAGCTTACTTGTGGTGTTGTTTTAACCACTTGACTACTATGATTATCATGCCTAGACAAACTGGTAAATCTGTTGTTGCAGATAGTTGTAATACCTATATGCTTATAGCAGGTGGTACTAACATTAAGATGGTGCTCTTTACTAAAGATAATGGACTACGTGTATCGAATATAGAGAGACTTAAATCCATATTCGATCTACTACCATGGTATATAAATACTAGAGATAAATCAGATAGTAACAATACAGAGAATATTACTATAAATTCTCTTAAGAATAGATTAGATACGGTAGTTGGGCAGAATACACTAGCTGGCGCTATGAAAGTAGGTCGTGGTCTTACAGTTGCTATATTACAAGTAGACGAGTTAGCCTTTATACCACATGTAAAAGAGTCTTTAGAGACAGCTCTAGCTGCTACTGGTGCCGCTAGAGAGAATGCTAAGAACTCTGGCTCGCACTATTATAATACCTATACAACAACACCAGGTTATATTAATACCGAAGAAGGAGCCTATGCTAAGTGGATCTACGATGGTTGTGCTAGGTGGACTGAAAAGTTCTTAGACTTACCTAATCAAGATGAACTTAACGATACTATACGTAAAAATACTAGACGTGGTAACTTATCAGTACTTATAGAGTATAACCATAGACAACTAGGTAAAACAGATGAATGGTTAAAAGAGAGAATATTAGAAGCTAATGCTACTGGAGATAGAGCTGAAGCTGACTTTCTTAATAAATGGTCACAAGGTTCAGCAGCTTCTCCTATTTCTAAAGAGAATCTGATAAGGTTAAGAGATTCTCTTATGTCTAAGAAGTATGTAGACATTTCTACAGAAGGTTACGTTATGAACTGGTATGTAGAAGAAGATGAAGTACTTAATGGATTACCAGGTAGACAAGTAGTGCTAGGTATGGATAGTTCTGAAATGATAGGTAATGACTATACTGCTCTATGTGGTAGAGATGTATCTACAGGTGAAGTACTATGTACTGCTATTATAAACGAAACTAACGTACTTACGTTATCTAACTTTATAGCTAACTTACTTATAAAGTATCCTAATATGACATTCATACCAGAAGCTAAATCTACTGGAGTAGCTATAATAGATACTGTAGCACAGATATTTATTAGTAAAGGATATAATCCGTTTACTAGAATATTTAACTATATAGCAGATGAGAGAGATACTAATAAAGAGTATGCTAAGCTATGGGATAATATAAGTAGAGGATTTGGTCTATCTGATATTTATAATAAGTATAGAAGAGAATTTGGCTATAGGACATCTGGTGTTGGTAAGAACTCTAGAGATAACCTATATGGTACCTCGTTTAATAGCTCTATTAAGTATACAGCACACTTAGTAAGGGATAATGAACTTATTACAGAGTTAGAGTCTCTTGTTATTAAGAATGGACGTATAGACCATCCGAATAATGGTAACGATGATGCTGTGGTGTCTTGGATCTTGCCATACTTTATGCTAACACAAGGTAAAAACCTAGAGTCTTATGGTATAGATACATCTAAAGTACTATCATCTGTTAAGATAGCTATAAGCGATGAAAATGGCGGTCCAGTAGAAGAATATAAGCGTATAAAACAGCAACGTATTAAAGATACATTAGAAGTATACTTAGACCGTATGAAGAAATGTGAAGATCCGTATATAAAACAACAATTAGCTACTAAAGCTAAATCCCTATATGATACTCTAGATGAAGAGTCTATAGTAGCTTTCAACTTACAAGATCTATTAAGTAAAGTTACTGATGAAGCTAGGATTAAACGTATAGGTAATGTAAAGAAATATGCATTCTAAATAATATTAAATAGAGTAAGAGTACTTAATGTACTCTTACTCTATATCTTTTTTAATTATAATATTCATACACTACTATACCAGCTACTATAATAACAAATAGAGCTATACAAGCTATAGGTAGTAACTTAGATTTCTTCTTAGGTTCTTCTTTATCTTCTACTTTATTCTCTACTTTAGCTTCTGGTTGTGCTGGTTGTGCTTTCTCAGGATCACTTACTAGCTCTTTAATCGGTTCTTCTTCTAGTTTACCAGGTACTACTGGAACAGATTGCTCTTCCTCTATACCGAAGTGTGCTAGTACAGTTTCCCAACCAGGTATATTCTTTTCAGACTTACTGTGGTAAGCAACTACTCTTGGGTCCCTATAAAGCTCTTGTACATCATCTAGTACTTCAGCTTCATTCTCTACATCGTCGTTATTTACTCTATAGCATACTAAACCAGTAAAGTCTATATAGAACTCATCTTTATTAGACTTATAGTATACTTCAGTATCTACTATAGTAGAAGTAATAACTTCTCCGTATTCCTTAGACTCTACTATCTTAACTTTAAAGCTTATAACTTCTTTATCTACAGTTATAGGTTTTAATATTATGTTATATAGTAATGTCTTCTCGTTATAGTCTTTAGGGTATTGCTCTTTAACGAATATAATATTAGATAGTTTATTATCTAGTACTGGTTGCTCTAGTAATAAACTACCATCTTCGTTAAATCTTAACCCTACTAACTTAGATAGTGGTAATACTACATTCTCAGCTTTTATAGCTTCGTCTAGTTTAGCACTATCTTGTAGAATTTCGTATTGTAACATAATTCTCCTTATGTTTATAATGTATTTACTAGCTAGAAAATCAAGAATTTTTATAAATAGAGCTAGCTATTACTAGATAAGTATAGAAAGGAGTAATAAGTGGAATATGAAGTAACTAAAGAGCTTAATAAACTACCTACTGACAGAGGTGCTATAGTAGGTAGAGAGTGTAAGTTTGTATCTTATGTTCCTGAAGATGATCGTATAGATAGAAAAGATATGCACTATGTAAAAGAGGTAGTAACGTTTGAAGATGGTTCTTCAGTACGTAACTTAAGACCTATGCCTAACTATAAACGTTCATTTTGGGTTACTAAAGAGTTTAATAAAAATCATAAACAGAAGAAAGAGACTGAAGATATAAGTAAGTTAAATAGGTATACTTGTACTCAATCAGAGCTACCTAGAGTAGCAGCTTCTAAGTTAGGTTCTAAGTATGTAGGTTGTAAGGCTATGAGAGATATAGCTAATGATCCATATCTATATGGTACTGATATAAGAGCTGCAGATGAAATAATGTATAAGTATACTAAGAAGTATCCCAATTACAGTTCTCCTAATATAGTATGTGCATTAGATATTGAGACTAATACACTTACAGATGAAATTATACTTATATCAGTCTGTATGGAAGATAGAATATTTACTACTATATTAGAATCATTCCTACCACATCAGGTAGATGTAACTAAGATATTAGAAGATATGGCTCGTAAGAACTTTCCAGATAGAGAAGTAGCTAAAACTATTAAGTTAGAATATAAGATATGTAAAACAGAACTTGATGTAATACGAGATGCTATTAATAAAGTACATGAGTGGCAGCCAGACTTCTTAGCTATATGGAATATAAGTTTCGATATACCTTATATAGTAGATAGACTTAAACAGTATGATGTAGATCCAGCTGAAGTATTTTCAGATCCTAGACTACCTGATAACTATAAATATTTTAAATGGAAATCTGGTACAACACAAAAAGTAACAGCTTCTGGTAAAGTTAAACCTATGGCTCCGCAAGAGCAATGGCATACAGTAGAAGTACCAGCTACATTCTTTCTTATAGATGCTATGTCAGCTTATAACTTTGTAAGATCAGGTCAAGCTCTTAATCCAGGTGGCTATTCTTTAAATGCTATCATAGAGACTAACTTAGGTAGTAAGTTTAAGAAACTACATTTTGACGATCCTAATACTAAGAACTTAACGAACTTAGAATGGCACCAGTATATGGTAGCTAATAAACCGTTTGAATATGTTATATATAACCAGTGGGACACACTAGCTATGATAACATTAGATAATGAAATACAGGATCTGAAGATTAAGATAAGAGCACTATCTGGTATAGCAGATTATAGTATATTTAACAGTGGTCCTAAGAAGATCATTACGAATATGTTTTTCTTTAATCTAGAACACGGTCAGGTTATGTCATGTAGACCTGCTATAACTAAGGATGATGATGAAGACGATGAGTCTGCAGTACAGCAACTTAGCAATTGGATCGTTATGCTAGATATAGATCAGATCTATCCTTCTAATATAAATCATATTGGAGATTTTTACGAAAATGATCATGACCAAATGATTAAAGAATATGTTTTTGATGCAGATTAACTAAATTATTTATCCGCAATCCTTATATTGAAATCCATTTACAATATTTCATATTTATAAGGAGGGATAAGTGGATAGTTTTATTAAAATTCCAAATACTGAAAACTATTTTATAGATTTAAAGTGTAGACGAATTTATAAATACGAGAATGATGGCTATTACATAATGGATAATAGCTTACCTTTAGTCGTTGTTATAAACAACCAAACCTTAACTAAAGACGTTAACTGGTACTATTGGTATACAGTTTACGATCTAAAATTTCCAGAAGAGCTTAATATAGACTTAAATAAGCTAAACTTCAAAAAGACTAATGTAAACAAGTATGCTACTGGTGTATACGAATATACTCCTGTTTATGACGAGCCGTTAGAGATAAGACATGATAATAAGGTATTCCGTATCTTATTACCACTCATGGGCTATGGTATAGCAGATGATGGTACTGTTTACTCTTTTAAAACAAATAGCTATATACAGTTACAGTTAGGTAAAATGGCTAGTTACTATAGAGTTGGTGTCACATTTAGAGTGTATAATCTTAAAAAACATAAATACGTGTTTATAAATAAGCAAACACCTATACATAGATTAGTAGCTAGAGCATGGTTAGAGTACCCAAAGTCTGATCGAAGCTTATGCGTAGACCATATTAACTCCGATAAACTAGATAACAGAGTTTCTAATTTACGTTGGGTAGACTATGCCGTTAATAGTACTAAAGAGCTACATGGTGCTTTAGATTATGCTTTCTTATTACGTAATGTAGATACTGGAGAAATAACACCGCATGTTAGCTTAGTGGAGTGCTCTAAGTATATAGGTAGGTCTAGAATAAGACCTAAACTTACTCTATTTGATAGTGGTAGAATATTTGTAGGTAAGTATGGAAGGTTTGAATTAAAAAGATATAACGATGAAAGTGATTGGTATTATAAAAAATTACTTAACGGTGTGACGCCTAATATCTATATAAAGTATCCTGATGGTAATATAGAATATGTAAGTAATGTAAAAGAAGTTATACGCGCTGTAAATGGTGTTAGGTGGTCTTCTAACTTTAAAGATGTTAAAGAAGATGCAGCTAAGCTAGGCGTAGAGACAGATTATATAATACCTATCTTTGTAAGGGATAAAACATTTCAAGTTTATAATATAGAGACTAAAGAGATATTAGAGTTTGACCGTATTAAAAAGCTTATAAGAGCTATACCAGTAGCAGAAGCTACTGTATATAAATACCTAAAGAATAACTGGGATAATGTACCTTTGAACGGTTATTTATTTAGAGTAAAAGATGATACAGAGTGGCCTACTGAGATTAAAGATAAGAATACTGATTATGGTAGATGTGGTATAATATTTATAAACGCAGATACTGAAGATGTAGTTAGGTTTGAGTCTATAAAAGAGGCTTCTGAAGCTGCTGGTATATCTCCAGGGCATCTTATAAGAAAATGTGATGCTGGTGTAACTTTAACCTATAATGGAAGTATATGGAAAATAAAGCGCGATTGAGTCTGCCTACTAAGTGATTAGTAGTAAAATACTCTTCTAATTGCTGGAAACTCCTAAAGACTTAAGTACTCTTAGTAGTAACAATCTTAAGTATGTAACAATGGACAATCAGCAGCGAAGCCTATAGCTATACTATAGGAACGTTCAACGACTAGTAAGACCAGCACTAGAACGTGCTGGCCTACCTCGTAAGAGGGAAATGGAGAGATACTCTCATGTGGAGAGTATAAGATATAGCCTATCCCTATTCGTAAGAATAGGTACTACCTCTGTCAGTGAGCGCGTACCCTTCATCTATAGAAAGCGCTAATGTAGCAAGGGATTGTACTATAAGAGAACTATTAGATGTAGAAGGTTTAGACTTTGAAACAGAAGTCAAACTAGAGAACATCAACCTCCTTATAAATAAAACTAACTCTGTACAGTACATGTCTAAAATGTGTAATTTTCCTACGTTAGAGCAGCTAGATGGGCTTATAAAATAAAAAAAGGTTACTATAGAGTAGTAGTACTGTTTACACAGTACTACTACTCTTATATTAATGTTACTCAATTACTTCAGATACTATCTTATAAGGAAACATAGCATCTGATAAGCTGCTACTAACTCCTACATTAGGTAACTCTATGCTATATATGTTACCTAGTTTCTTAAAGTAGTTACTTAAGTTGTTATGGTTTAACATAAGTATACCAGCTACCTTTTCATACTTATTAGCTCTAATGTAATCATTGTACTCTTCTATACTTACTACACCTACTATACCATCTTTAGTATCTACATAGCATAGTTCTTTACTACTATCTAAGTTAGCTATCTTAATAAGCTTACTATTACTAGTAGTTACTTTTATTATAGTATCTTGTATATCTAAACTATTACCTACTAGTTCATATTCACTATCTCTATTATCTACTATAGAGTTAAGTATAGGTTCTGTTATCTTAGTTATAAAATAACTATTACTACTACCTATAAACTTATATACTATATCATCTTGTATTTTATCTATAAATATTACTTGTTCAAAGTTCATATCTATATACCTCCTTATATCTAAAAATATAAATATACTATAGGCTATAGGAGTAGTCTCTATATAGAGTCTACTCCTATAGTTCTATCTTAGTTATAACTTATTAATAGTTCACAGCCTGCTACCATTAGTGCTAATGTACCTACTATAGCAAATAGTATAGCTAGTGTATCTACTGTCTTATCTAGTACTTTAACCATATTCATTTACCTCCCTATATAGTTTATATTTAGATTTTAGTAACTCTAGTACCTAATACTACTAGAGCTAATAAACCACCTACTACTAACCAACCTGATAACTCTAATAGAGTTATTCTCTTCTTATTCTCTTTCATTACTTATATACCTTTCTACCATATTACAGTATCTTTAAACATCATGATAGTAGCTAATACACATATTACAAAAGTAACAGTTACAGTAGTTACTATATCTTTTGCTGTTAACTCATGTTCATCATAGCTATTCTCGTTCGTATCTGCATAATTAGCTATTATATTACGTAAACTTTTCATAACACAACTCCTTAATATAACATATTTTACATATAGGCTTATAGAGAGCATTTAGAGCCTCTCTAAGCAACGATCTATCTCTAATAGGATAGATTATATCAACACAACGTAGATCTCTCTCCTAGAGCTCTCTAAATACATTTCTAATAAGCTTTAAATCCACTAAGGCTTAGTATATGCTGTAAGCCTTCTGATTTACTAAGATTCATAAGTATCTTATCTCTAGTAGTCCTATAGCTCCATTTCTTCTCTAGAGCTATATTATACAACTCTCTCTTATACTTAGTATCTACACCTCTAACCATATGATCATCTCCCATTATATAGTATACTATATCGTTCATAGGTAGTATGCTAAGATCTAAACTACCTAGTGCATGATATTTAGTATACCATAAGTGGTTATCTTTAAGTACACCTGTATGTGACTCTAATAGAGTCATATAGTTACTCTGTAATAGATCTATAGGTAAGTGTGTAGTAATAAGACTATTATAAGTTATAGTCTTATCTAACCTATAACCTTTAGTCTTAACTACTTCTGTATAGTCTATAGCTTCTAAATAAGGTTTAAATAGCTTAATAGCAGTTATAGTGTTTTGTATATACTTAATGTTAATATCTTTACCTTTATTAAAGTTCTTAATAAGGTAATCATATTCTGGTACTATTAACTTAAAGTAGTTATCTTTAAGGTTAGTAGTAGCTAATAAACCTTTAAATATATAGATCTCTTGTTTAAGTACATTAGATATAAGTTCTGCTACTAGTTTAGGTTCTGTACTAGCTATAGCAGTTCTATCTTGTAAAGAACTAATGATATTACGTATAAGAGTATAACCATTAATAAGATAATAGTTATACTTATTAAGATCTACTCTAGGTGGTATAGGTCTTTCACTATCGTATCTATCTGTAGTAGGATCAAATAGTGATTCTAATAGTAAACCAGTACCTATAGATATACCAAATGAAGTAGTAGTTCTATCTTGTAATAGATTAGTAAACTCTTTTCTATTCATGGTTACTCCTTTCTATGCTCTTATTAAATATACTAAAAATAGTAAATATACTAGTACTAGATTTCATTCTAGTACTAGTATACTGTTACTTTATGAAGTAATTTAGTATTATTATTTTATTTATGGACAAATAACTGA